ATGGACAAGGACATGAAGAAGCTCGTCAAGGCGCTGGAGAAGCAGGGATTCACCTGCTCCCTGACGACCAAGGGCCACGTCGCGGTGTACCGCGGCGGGGTGCTGGTCGCCACGTTCTCCGGCACCGCAAGCGACTGGCGTTCGATGAAGAACGCCCTCGCCCCGCTGCGGCGGGCGGGCTTCGAGTGGCCGCCCAAGCGGTGACCACAGGAGGCCCGGGGAGTAGTCCTAGTACCCCCCGGGCCTCCGGTCCAGCCCATCATCCCACACCGAACACCGAGACCGGAGGAGACCATGACCGAATACAACGCGATCGCCACCTACGACCTGCCCTACCGCGGCCACCTGGCCAACGAGTTCACCGTCGACACCCATGAGCGCCTCGAGCGCTATCACCCCGCCACCGGCGCCTCGGCCGACGGACATGGCCAGGTCACCATCACCCTTCACGCGGAGGATCTGGGTCAGGCCATGGACCTGGCGGCACGGCTCCTCGCCAGTGCTGGCAGCCCCCCGGCGCTCGAGCTCGAGGTGCTCACCACCGAGCGGTTCGACGCCCGCGCCGGCCTGATTCCGGTGCCCGAGCTGGTGTCGATCAGCGAGGCTGCCACCCAGCTCGGAATCAGTCGCCAGGCGGTGCTGCAGCGCATCGAGGCCGGACGCATCCCCGCGCGCAAGGTCGGCTCCGCCTGGGTGATCGCCAGCGCCAACCTGCCCGTTACCGAACCGTGATGCAGGTCACTTCAGAATGTGGGTTGCGCACCCCTAAAGAGGGTGTATAGTAGTTATCAGAAGGCAGGGGAACAAGCCCCAGCCGCAGAGTCAGAGGGAGACTCCGATGAGCAACCACACCATCACCGAAGAGCAGGTCGGCGGCCTCGGCGGCGAGACCACCACCGTCTACCGGATCGCCTACGACGGCAAGCCGCTGCGCACCGTCTACCACACCCGCGAGCAGGCCGAGGCCCAGGTCGCGCGCTTCGAGGAGCGGCTGGCCAAGATTTCCGCGTGGGGCGACCGGCTCCAGAAGTCCAGCGAGGGTCTGTCAAAGGCGCAGCTGATGCGCGGCGCTCGCCGCTGGATCATCCTCGACGCCGACGGCCAGCACGTCGCCACCTACGACAGCATCGACGAGGTGCCGATGCCCGAGCAGCCCGCCGAGGCCGCCGACCAGCCCGCCGAGGAGCCGGAGGTTGCTGAGGTTCCCGCGGTGCGCGGCACCATCACCGAGGCGCAGGCCGAGACCATCCTCGACCTGATCGCCGACGGCGCCCACCAGGAGGGCGGCTACTACGCCGGCCCCACCACACGCTCCGGCGTGTACGCCCTGTCCTACGAGGACGCCAGCCACTACCTGACCAGCCTCCGCGGCAACTACTGAGAAGGAGATCGCCATGACCACCTATGACCCCTCCCGTATCCTCGCTCACCACTGGCGCGAGGTCCCCGACCCGGCCACACCGGACGGCTCCCCTGCCCGGCTGACCATCACGATCCGATCCACCCGCACCAACGCCGAGCTTCTCGCCGAGCAGGGTTGGGACCTGGACGACCCGGGCGTCCGCTACCGCCACGGCCGCGCCATCGAGGCCGCCGAGACCGACCCGGACGGCCTGTGGGAGCAGCACTGGCCGCTCACCGCCCCGTCGCGCACCACCTCGTGGGGCCGCGACATGACCGTCGAGCAGTGGGCCGCGTGGGAGGGCGCCAAAATCGGCCGCACCTGCCCCGGGTTCCTGCCGGTCCTGGAGGGGATGACGTGGGCCGAGACACTAGAGATCGCCGAGGTAGTCGCATGAGCGAGGGGCGCATGTCCGCCGCCGAGTTCGCCTGCTGGCGGCACCTGCTGGGCTTGACCCTCGATGAGCTAGCCGACGAGTTGGCCGTTCATCCGCGCACCGTCCGGTCGTGGGAGGTCGGCCAGCAGTCGGGGGGTCGACCTGCACCCGTCCCGGATGGGGTGGTCTCCGAGCTGGCCGAGATGAAACGCGAACACGACGCCCTGGTGCAGCGCATTCTGGATGCCGAGGATGTCATGGGCATCGTCCGCGACAAGTCGGCCGCCGCGCCGATGCCGCGGGGATGGTACGTGGCCGCGGCCGCTCGGGCGATGGAGCGCGACCCGGACCTGATGGTCGAGTGGGTGCGCGATACGCTCAGGGAGTGATCCCCGCCCTGCGGGGGTGATCCGGATTTTCGTAGCGGGTTGTCTATGTGTTCCCCACCTCGGTGGGGGTGGTCCGGATGGAACGCAAAGAATGCCCCCGCTCCCGAGGGGGGAGCGGGGGCGTGCATTCGTGACAGATCGGGCCTTCGCGGTCGCGGGAGGACGTGCGGCAGCCGCACACTCGGCACGGTGCCCACTGGCCGGGGATCCTCATCTCAGCCGCCATCGGATGATGGCCGCCCAGAGTGCGAGCCTCAGCGCGAGGTCACAGGCCGCGGCGCGGAGTGTCGTCCACACCATCGGCCCCTCCGTCGTCGGTCCCGCCGATCTTGTTCGGGCCAGGAAGGAAGGTGAAGTCCTTGAGCTGGCGATCTCCGACGACGGGGCTGTAGGTGATCGAGTAGCCGGCGAGATGGTCCCGGCGGGAGGTGGGCGCGTTGGGCACGGCCCAGGTCACGCCGAGGTTGGTCAGGAGCGCGATCGCGGCAGTGATGGCCTCGGCCTGGGTGATCCCGTCGGGCCAGGCTGTGGCCAGGGAGCCGAGTGCGGCGACGAGCCCTGAGGCGGCGGCCTTGCCGTAGCCGGCGACCCAGCGCGGGACGTTGGGGATGGCCCACACGGCGCCGAGTCCGACCAGAACGGTGATGGTGATGGTGAGCCACTCCGGCCCGGTGATAGTCCCGTCGTCTAGGGCGGTGACCGTGGCGGCCAGGCCGGCGAGTACGGCACCGACTATGGCCTTGGCGTAGAGGCCGATGCTGCGATCCATGGGGTCCTCCTCAGGGCCACTGGTTGGGGTTGCGGAAGTTGCTGGCGGCATAGCCGGTGCCGCGCTTGCGGCGTTCGAGGTGCAGGTGGGCGCCGAAGGTCCGGCCGGTGTCGCCGGAGTAGCCGATGAGCTGGCCGGTCTCGACATGCTGGCCTTCGCGGACCACGACGCGCGACAGGTGGCAGTAGCCCCAGTCGGAGCCGTCCGGTTCGTCGTCGGAGATGATGACGTGGTTGCCGTAGTCCGGGCCCCAGCCGCCACGGGCAGCGGTGCGGACGTCGCCGGAGATGGTGGCATACACCGGGGTGCCGATGGGGCAGCCGATGTCCACGCCGGGATGGAACCCTGCTGCCCAGTCGCCGGGCACCCTGTATGCCATGGTGATTGGGAAGCGGGCCGCGTCCCGGATGGGCCGGACGAACTTGCTTGGCGCCATGGGTGCGGCCTGGACCTGTGCGGGCGGTCGGGCGGCGGTCACCTTGAAGATCCCGCCTGCGAAGCCCTGGTAGTAGTCGTCGCCGACTTTGTTCTCGGGGCCGCCGGGGAATCCCCACGGTCCCCGCTCCCATCCCTGGGCGGCGTACTGCTCGAGCATGAGGCCCCACACCGGCCAGGTGCCGCGCTCGGAGTGCCACACGGTGCCACCCTGGAATCGCTGCACCCTGCCGGGGACGCCTCGTCCGTCGGCGATGTCGAACTCGTCGGAGGTGGGGTAGCCGAGGGGGCCGGTCTCCCATCGCAGGGACGCCCACACGGTGCGGATGGCGCCGTAGACGGCGTACGCCTGCGGGTCGCCGAGGCGGTAGTAGATGCTGCCGTTCTGGTAGTGCTGCCCGATGCCGCCTTCGATGGGGAACTCGTCGCTGATCGGGTAGCCGAGGTGGCCGTGCTCGAAATCGTGCCGGGCGTACGCCTCGCGGATGAGTCCGAGGGATACGTGCGCGTCGGTGTCGTTGGACCAGATCATGAACCCGCGCTCGAAGGGCCGATAGGCGCCGGTGTCGGTGCGTACCTCGTTGCCGGCGGGGTTGCCGAGAATGGAGCGGGGGCCGCCGAGCTCAGCCCAGCGCTGGCCGATGCGGCCGCCAATATCAGGGGTGGTCACGGGAGTCTCCTGTCGGGGTGGGGGAGTCTGGTTGCCGCGGACGGCGGCCATGACGTCGCGGCGGAATCGGCCCATATCGAAGCCGGGGTCTGAGAAATCGCGGGAGTCGGCAACCTCGCCGTGACCGTGGACTTCCTGGCCGGTCCAGCCCAGCCGCCGACACAGCGCGGCCGCCGCACGGATCGCGGCGTCGCGCTGGACGTCGTTCGGTACGCCACCGGCCATCAGCTCGAACCCGAGCGTGTAGCCGTTGCCGTCCAGATCACTGCCGCGCAGGTTCTGCGACCCGTCGAGGGAGAAGTTGGCGGCGCGCATTGCGGCCAGGCCACTGGAGCTGATCTTGCCGATGTGGTTGCAGCGGCCTGCGCCGACCATGATGATCCGGCCGTCGCCGTCGATCCCAGCCAGGCAGAGCGGCCCGGGCGTCTTGGCGTCACCGGTGGTGAGCCAGCCACCGCGAGAGGCGTACGCCACGGCGGCCCCGCCGCGGAGCATCCCGCCCGAGGTGTGGTGGATGGTGATGCCGTTGAGCGTCACCCACTCGCGGATATGGCCGCCGGCGTTGGTGTGGGGACCGGTGCAGCAGCGGCAGCGGCCCCGCCAGCCGTCGGGTTCGATCACGGTGAGGCCGGCGCCGCGGAGCGCGTCGACGATCTCCTGCGGTTCGAGGAAGCGTGCCATGGCGGGGATTCCCTCTCTGGGGGCATGAGAAACGGCCCGCCGGTCGACGGGCCGTGCAGGTTGGTGCGGGGTTCAGCGTTTGGGGCTGGCGGTTGCTCGCCTGGCGAGCGGGGTGGCCGCGCCTGTGGGTGCCGGGACGGTGGCGCAGGCGGCCGAGGATGAGGCGACGGTCTGGCTGGTGCCGTCGGTGTAGGTGGCGACCAGGTCGCCGCTGGAGCAGGTGAGTGAGGTGATGCCGCGCCCTGCGGGGCCGGTGGCGCCGGGTGCGCCGTCCTGCCCGGCGGGACCTGCCGGACCCACAGGACCCTGGGGTCCGACCACGGACTCCCCGGCCGGACCCTGCGGGCCCGTCGGCCCGGGCACTGTGGAATCAGCGCCAGATGGTCCGGCAGGGCCAGGGATCGTCGAATCCTGCCCGTCGCGTCCCGCGGCCCCCGCCTGCCCGGGCAACCCCTCGGCGCCGGGCTGCCCCGCCTGACCCTGCTGCCCTGCTTGGCCCTGCTGGCCAGCAGGGCCGGTGACGGAGTCTCCCGGGCGGCCGGGCTGGCCTGCGGGGCCGACAGGGCCCACCACGGTCTCCCCGGGGCGGCCCACGGGACCGGAGGGGCCGGGCGGGCCGGCGGGACCCTGAATGCCGTCCTTGCCGGCGGCGGCGGGGGGGATCTCGCGGACGGTCTTCTCGGCCTGCTGGCAGACGCCGCCCTCGCGGAGCCGGCGGGCCTCGTCGGAGTCCTGCGCACACAACGCGAGGACCTGCTCGGCGGTCACCCGTCCCTGCTGGGCCTTGCCCTGCTCGACGCCCCACTGGCGGCCCATCAGCAGGATCGCCACACCTGCGATCACCACAGCGATCCACAGCAGCAGTTGGCGGCGGTGGGCGTCGCGGTGGGCGTCGTCGCGGTCCTCGGCGACGGGGTCACGCTGCATCGTCGTCGTCCTCTCTCACGATGACCGATCGGATGCCGGCCTCGATGGCGGGTGGGATGTCGATCACCCCGATCGCGGCGGTGCCGTCGGGGTGGTGGTCGGCGTCGTGCTCACGGCGCAGACTGCGGCTGCGGTAGATGTGGTCCTGGGCGAGGTCTCCCCAGGCGGTCATCGCGGAGATGGTCTTGTCCTGGCGGGCGATGGTGGCGGCGTCGCGCTTGCGGCGCTTGCGAGCGGACACCGACAGCCACTGCCCGATTGCGCCGATGGCGACGAGGACGCCGAGGACAAGGGAGGAAATCTGTGCGGGATCCACGCGCGTCACCCTTTCCGCCGGCAGTGCATCTCCTCATCGGTCCATGTGCTGGCCACGACCCGCCCGAGCGGCACGGTCAGGATGGCCAGCAGGACTGGCGCGGCGAGCGAGACCGGGGGTGAGGTCCACAGTGACCACAGGAAGATCACCACGCACCAGGCCGCCCACACCGTCTGGGACAGGAACGCGGCGAGGGCCCGGTAGTGGCCGGCGCCGACAGCCCCGACCAGGGCGGCGGCGGCGAGTCCGTGGAGGATGATCCAGAAGTGGTCGTCGCCGGACAGGATGACGACCTCTAGCCAGTCGGGCATGCCGACCGGGTCGATCGCGGGTGCGGCACGGTCGATCAGGTACAGCCCGGCCAGCGCGAGGTGCGCGGCGGCCAGGGTGAGGGTGAGCACGGTGAGGATGGTCAGATGCTGCCGCAGCGTCCGCTCCAGGCGTTCCAGTCGGTGCATGGTCGCTCAGCTCCGAGGGGCCCTCATGCCTTGACTGCCGTCGTTCTGGCAGCCGTGTTCGACGTGGCCTTGGTCCACCCGTAGACGCTCGGTTCCCAGACGTTGCCGTCGATATCGGAGGTCCACGTGGCTGCCTTGTGAGTCACGGTCGCGCCCTTCATGTACGACGGTTTCAGCGAGTCGCCAGGGACGGGCTGGACCCACGCGGCGGGGCCGGTCGGTGTGGGAGGGGTCGGGGGTTTGGCGAGGCAGCGCCAGCCGCCCGGGTCGTTGTCCGGGCCCCACACCACGCCGTCCCGACTGGCCTCGTGCACCAGCCCGTCGGTCCATAGCATCTGATCGCCCGTGTTGTAGGCGTCGTGGGAGCCTGAGGGCATCCGGTAGGGGGCGGCCTTGCCGTCCACTGTCTTCTCGCGCCAGCCACTCACGCCCGGTTTGAAGACGTTGCCGTTCATGGTGGACTCCCACATCTTGCCGCCGTCGGTGACCGTCCAGCCCTTGGGGTAGCCGACCGTTCCGGCGGGCGGTTGCGCCCAGGGCCCGCCACGGGTCATCCCCGCGTCGGTCATCTGCGAGTCGCCCACCGTACTCAGGGCAGCGTCGGCATTCACCACCTCCTGTCGCCTGCGCAGCTCCTGGAATGTCCGCGTGTGCAGGGTGTTCAGGTCCTCGTCGGTGAGGGTGCTGAGCTGAGCGAGGGTGTCTTGCAGTGTCATACCAGTGCTCCTTGCAGTCCGCCGGGTGCGATCCATGCGAGGTTGACGATCAGATCGATGTTGGTGACCCCGATGCCCTGAAGACATTTCAGGTAGAGGTTTCCGTTCGGCGCGAGAGTGACGGTGCCGTTGTCGGGGAAGTTGGCGGCCAGTGCCCACGTTCCCACCACGTCGTGGGTGGACTCGAACCTGTTGCTGCGGCCGAAGTAGTGCTCGCCTGGCCCCTTGGTGGCAGTGTTCCGAACCTTGAAGTGCAAGTAGCGGGCAAACCCGGCCTCGCGGTAGCGCACCTGCGACGACGAGAACGGCAGCGACCAGTCCGCACCCGGATTGTCGATGACGCACGACGGCTCGGCCTTGGGTGCGATCATGTTCACCCACTCGGTTGGGGTGCCGTTGACCATCGTGCGGGTCCACACGCCGCGCCTAAGGTCGTCGCGATACTCGTAGAACCAGTTCCAGTAGGACCCGATCCAGATTCGCTCCACCGTGAGCAGTCCCCACCCGGCACCGGAGGGCACGTTCGCCACACCACTCTTGACGTAGTACCGGCCCGGAAGCAGGTCGAAGATCGACCCCGACGACACGTCACGGGGGGCCACGTACTGGCCGCCGACCCACACACCGACGTCGTCCACGATCAGCGACTTCTCGTTCTGTGGATCGTTCGCTGCGGCCAGTCCGGCCTTCACCTTGTCGGGCTGGACACTCACCTCGAACGTGCGTGCCGAAGTGCTGGCCTGCATGGCGATGCGGCCCGTGTTGTCGCCGAACAGGACTGACGGATTGGCGCTGTTGCTCGGCAGGTAGAACCGCATCCCGTAGGTGGCCTTGTCATCGATCGTGCCAGTGTTCCCCACGCGGATACCGAACGCGCCTGTTCCGTTGGCCTGCGCCCCAATCCGTAGGTCGGCTGAGAACCAGTTGTTGGAACCGGTCACCTGGAACGTCAGCTTGCCGGTCTCGTCGTACGCGATGAACCCTTCGGGCATCATCCCCGACCACGCACCGTTGGCCGCGATGGCCTTGAACTCTCGTGAGCTGATCTGCTGCGCGGAAAGCTTCTGGATCACCGCGTCACTGATCGTAGCGCCCTCGGTGACCGTCAGGTTCTCAATGCGTGCTTGAATGATGTCTGCCAACGCGGCCGAGAACTTCTGCGCGACAAGATCCCCGATGTCAGCCTGTCCCGCCACCAGCAGGTCGGTGGTGATCAGCCCGTAATAGCCGGCGTCACCGATGATCCTCTCGACTGCGACCTGCGCCATGCGGGCCGTCGATGCGGTGAGCTTCACCACGTCCAGCCAGGCCACCACGTTGCCGGTGATCATCTCCGGCACCCACGCCGTCCCACTCCAGCCCCACTGTGCGAGGGTGTTGCGGGTGGTGAGGGAGTCGACCTTCCACCACGTGTCGCCCTTGGTGTTGGGCAACCCGGTGTCGGGATTCTTGCCGTTGTTTGGATCGGTGGATGCGGGTGGGTCGTAGGTCGACACCACGCGGGCATTCCGCCCGTTCGCGGACGTGAGGGCGGTGGTGGCGGTAGCCTGCGCGTCGGCGATCCGGCCGTCCGCGACCAATGTCCATGTCAACGGCGACGCCGAGCTGCAGTAGTAGGGCCGGTTCTTGTCGTCGGTGTCGTACCACAGATCACCCACCGCCGCAGTGGTCGGCTGGGTGGGCTGGTAGAACGCATCGATCTTTCCGTCGGCGGTGGTCTGCGCCGACTGTGCCGCAGCCAGCGCGACCGCGATGGACGAGTCCTCGATGACCTGCCAGCTGGCGCCGTTCCAGCGGTACGCCTGCCCGTCGTCGGCATCGAACCACATGTCACCCAACACGCTCGCGGGCTGGGTGGTGCCGTCCGCCCACGGCGGCGTGGTCTGGTAGTAGGTACGGATCGCCCCATCGGCGGTAGCCTGCGCGGCCGTGGCAGCGTCGAGGGCGCTCTGAGCCTTGGTGTTGGCGGTGGCCGCCGACGAGGCCGCGTCAGCGATCGTCTGGTCCCGCAGGTCCACCCACGCCGTGCCCGACCAGCGCTTGATCAGGTTCTTCTGGGAGGTGTCGATCCAGATGTCCCCGGTCGTGCGGGTTCCGGTCGGTGCGGTGCTCTGCGCGTAGGTGCGGGCACGGGTCGCTGCATCGGCTGCGGCGTCGGCCGCGGCCTGCTGGGCGGCAGAGGCATCGGAGAAGCTGACCGACGCGAAAGCGTGCGCGCCTCCCGTGACGTTGCGGTTGAGCAGCCAGCCAATCTTGATCTTGGCGGTCCCCGGTGGCATTCCGGTGTCCCACAACGCGTCCATCCGTCCCTGAGCGGCAGTACGGTCTCCCATCACCCCCGACGAGAACGTGTCTGCATAGGTCGTCCACGTTTCCGGAACGACGGTGTTGTAGGCCGACGGCATGTAGACGTAGCTGTTACCTGCTGAACCGTTGCTGACCTTGGTGCCTGCCGCAATCGTGCCACTGCTCCACGGAGCTCGGAGGGTAATGACTCCGGTAGCGGTATCGACTCCACCATCGGCCCAAGCGTTGGCAAACCACGGTCGCCGCGAGTAGGTGTGCTCCGGCCAGACCCTGCCGTTGGGATCAGTCCACCCCCAGATGATCATGGATCGCTGGTGAGTGTTCGCCCCGGCCGGTTTCGCGCTGGCCCCGTACCAGTTGGCAGCGCTGGTGAGGCGGATGACCGTATCGCCATCCTTCAGATCAGCGGCCAGCGTTGTCGTGGTGTTCGGGTGGAACATGTAGGTGTATGGCTGAATCTGTTGACCCCACTGGTCATGCGGAGCCAGGAGGCCGAATGCTCTGGAAGCCACCCCCGGCACTCGCTGCCGTGCTTGGAACGAGAACCTGTAACGCTTCGAGGGATCGAAGGGGATCATTTCGTCCACGAACTTGCCGACGTCGTAATCCGGGGAGTAGAACGACGCAGAAGCGCCCACCGGCACGTCGGTCTTGTCGATCACGAAACTGGTGAAGTTGGTGTTGTTCCCGAGCAGACCGGTGCCGTTGGTGATCAGGTCGGTACCGCGGCTGTCAATGGCGGCCTTGATCGCTGCATCCCTCGCGGCCGCATCCTGAGCAGCGGCAGTGATCGCGGCGGCCTTGGCGGCGTCCGCCTTCTGCTGCGCCGTGGCCGCCGCGGCAGTCAACGCCTCGGCCTTGGCCCGGTCGGCCTCGGTGGTGGCCTTGGCTGAGGCGGCGGCGGCATCAGCAGCGGCCTGATCGGCGTCGGCCTGTGCGGCCTGTGCAGCAGCCAGCGCCGCCGATGCCGCCTCATCCGGGATGACCACCCACGTCGATCCGTCCCACCGGTGGGCCACACCCGTGTCGGACAACCACAGATCACCCAAATCAGCCTGCGGACGCGCCTCACCGTTCGGCCACGGCGGAGCCGCTGAAGGGCCGTGAGAACGGATCGCGTTGTCTGCCGTGGCCTGTGCTGCCACCGCAGCGTTCCATGCGTCCTGAGCCTGCTGGGTGGCCGTACTGGCCTGCCCTGTGGCGGCTGCTGCATCGGCGCGGGCCTGCTCCGCCTCTGACTGGGCCGCGGTGATCGCTGCGGCGCTGTCTGCGATGTCCTGCTGGGCCTGCTGGAGCAGCTGCCGCGCCTCCGCCAACCGGACCTCGGCCGCGGCGAGCTCGACGGCGAGTTGGTCGGCCTGCGCAGCCGTCTCCCGCACCGAAACGGGCGTACCGTCCGCACGCTCCCACGACACATCGCCGCCCGGCCGCAGCACCTGCACCCCCGAGGGGCGGGTGTGCGCAGCCTCGGCCAGTCGCTTCGCGGCGGCGAGCTCGCGGCCGATCTGAACGCCGGGATTCTCGTGCAGATTGGTGCGCTTCACGCGATCAGCTCCTCGGGTTGCATTTCGAGATCGAGCAGGTGGGAATCGAGCTTCCCGGAACGGGACAGGCAGCGCATCCGGTAGGTGCCCTTGTCGAGCTGCACGAAACCGGCCGGCACATGCACGTCCCACGCCTCGCCAGCCCAGTTCACGTGCGGCGGATAGTCGAGCGCCGACACCGCGGCCGACAGCTGGATCTGGCGGCCCTGCTGCAACACGCCACGCGCTTTGGCCGACAGCAGCGCCCAATCCTCGACCTGCGTGTCCGCCACCACAGTCTCCAGATGCGGCAGACCCTGCACCTCAGGCTCGGTCTCAACGCGGATCAGAGTGCCCTGATCCTGCCCTGCGCCGGTCGCATACACCCGCCGCACCGGAAGAAACTTGGACGTGACCTTCTTTGTGACTGCCTTGGATTTCCTCGCAGTCAGGTCCAGCACGTGCGCGTGCTCCTGCCACAACTCCGGCATCGCCTCAGTGCCGTGATGCATCACCCACCGCACCTGTGAGCCCTCCCTGCCGGGCACCCACTCAGGCCGGAACGCAATGTCGGGCCCGTTCTCCACCTCAGTGATCTCCGAGAGGCGTTTCGCCACCGAGTTGTTGCCCAGATTGAAACCCTCGTAGGTACGCTCCCGGGTGATGCCCAGTTCCTCCGGTGAGTGATAGCGGATCGGGAACCAGCCGTTCGGCCGCAGCTGCGCAAGCTCGACCAGGCGGCGGGCGATCGTACCCAGCGACCCTTCTCGCAGGCTCACCACGGACTCGCCCAACGTCGCGCCGTGGTAGCCGCGCCACGCCCGCAGATGGAAGATGATCGGGTCGTCCTCTAATACCGGCCCGGTCCACTTCTCCCCAGTCCACGACGCCGGGGCATAGACTCCGGTGTCAAGCATTTCAGTGACTGCCTTGCGTGCCACCTCATCAGGTGCGCGGTCCTTCAACCAGCCCATCGCGGTGTTGGTGATCTGCGCCCGCGTCACGCCGGCGTCGCTGTAATCCCGGTCGGTCACCACCCGGTGCCCGAGCAGCGACCACAGCCCGCCGGCCTTCAGCGTGACGAAGTGCTCGTCGCCCTCGGGATCGTCCAAGATCGGGCCGAGCACGAGCGGATTCCCGTCCCAGCAGACAAGCAGGCTTGCGGACCATGCCGCCCACCGTTCCCGTGGCTGCCGCAGCAGCCAGCTGGTGGGCACCTTCGCCTCCGCAGCGGTGGCCGCGTTGATCGTGTCAGTCCACCCTCCCGACGCGGCCGCTGGCAGGTCCGCCAGCACCGTCCCGGTCAAAGTTTCAACCAGACTGACGGAGTAGGTCACTCCGCGACCCCGACATCGAGCAGCCCAACCCACGTGCCGCAATATTTGTTCGGGCCGCCGCCGAACCACTTCGGCACCGCATTCCACGTCGGAGACTTGCGGCGAGTGATCTGGATCTGGTGAGTGCCGGCGCTCAGTTTCCATGCCCGGATTCCGCCGAACGTAGACACCCACCGCCCGTCGAATCCCATGTCCCAAGACTCCATCAGCACGCCGTCAAGATTCGCGGCCCACTGCATGGATCCCATGCCCAGTTGAAGATCCAGAGGGCCGGACGCCTGCCGTTCACCGTAGATTGACTGCCGCACGATCACATCGACGCTGCGGTCGGTCGGCACCGAGAAATCGAACCGGCACACATCCCACCACTCGTGCGGCACCAGCGCACCATCCGGATGTGATGGCTCCGACCACACCCCCAGATACCCCAGCGATCCGCCATAGGGCAGGGCATAGTTCTTGTCCCACACACTCACCGAAGGCTGCGTCGATGTCGCGCCAGCCGGGAGGCGGCGCTTATCGAGGATGCACGCATTGGAAGGGACGCCTACGCCGCCGGGCGCGACGAACACGCCGCCCTCATTGGCCCAGATCACGTCCACGCGCTCAGTTGACGGCTGTGACACCAGCGAGGTCTGCCCCGCCTCCCACGTGATCATCGCCGACCCAGCCGAGGTCGTGATGATCCCCACCCCGGCGCTGTAGTTGTACATGCGGTCCGTGCGCCCCGAAACCGCGCCGCCCTTCATCAGCGGGCCGCTGCCCGAGTTGGTGTACATCGCGCCGATGATGCGCTGCATCGTGGCCGGCATCGTCCCGCCCTGCGTCGGGTTGTAGTTCTTGTCGAACCCCCACTGCCCCATTTGGCTGCTCCTTAGAGATAGGTGGCGCGGAGAGTTGCCGTGCCGTAGCCCGAGCCCTCCGCAGAGATGGAACGAAGGGAAAAAGTCATCTGTCGGCCGGGCTCCACGCCGCCCCAGTCACGCCGCGTCAGCGCCCACGACTGATCAACGCCGGCCACGGTCACCGAGCCGGACATGTCCACCACTGCCGCAGCGTTGCCGACCGTCGCGTTGTAGGTGACGCCGAACGTCTGGCCTCCCGAGGTGATGTCGAGCACGAACCCGGCCGGAAAGTTGCCCGACACCTCCACCACCGGATACGCGGTCGCATTGCCGCCATTGGTCAGCTCAACCGGAGGCAGGGGAATGTCGCCATACTCCAACACGCCCGTCGTCGTACCCGTTTCCTGATCATCGAACAGTGGGTATTCCAGCCCTTGCCCCGCATTGCCAGTGACGGCGCGAGACACTTGGGGATCGCCGTACAGGTAGGGATCGGGGGAGATGAGGGGGAGTTCCACGTCGAGCCGGCACGTCTGCTCGTTGTGGAGCACCTTCGGTCGCCCGTCGAGAGACACGTCGAGGGAAGACAGGACCCCCGAATCCGGGTCGTCGACGGTGATCACGCCGCCACCGATCGATCCGGAGCGGAAGGTGCCGGAAGCAGTCCGGGCGCGTGCAAGCAGTTCCGCTCGCGAGTCGCACCACTGTGAGAATGCGACGGTGAACTTCCGCTCGGCCCTCCACGTCACAGACGGGAAGCCTCCATCAGTGATCCTGGGCACCGACTCACTGCGGATGTCGGAGCCCTCAATCCAGCCGTCCAGCTTGGTGCAGAACTCCACCCACTCGCCGCCCACTTGCCGGTCTCGCAGCACGAAGCCGCAGCCATCGTCGAACATCACGATGCGGCTCATTGCGCCGCCCTCGCAATCTCGTGTGCAAAGATCTCGAAATCTCGCTTCGCATCGCCGGGCTCTTCGTAGCGCGGCTGGAAGTAATTGTTGACCGCACCCCCACCGGCGATCCGCTTCGACTCCTTGGCGTCGTAGACCCGCTCGCGACCCGAGAAGTCGATGAGTTCCGGGCCCCGCTCGCCCGTCCAGGCAAGGCCGGAGCGGGCGCTGTTGGTGCCGCGCCAATAGCCATTGGGCCGGAAGAAGAGGTGCGGGTGGTCCATGTGATTCTGTGTGGGAGATCCGCGATCGGCCATGCCCCGCCAGCCGTTGCCGGAGTTGATGGCCTGCCACCAGATGATGTGCTGCATGCCCAGTCGGCCAAAGTTTCGGAGCACGTAATCGGCGATCTTGTCGCCCTCGCCCTTGTTCGGAACCATCAGGTCGAAGGCGCGGCCAGTGGAGTGCTCGCCGTACCCGTCCTCAGGACGGTAGCCGCCAACCGAGGTGACGCGAGCGCCAGACTCGGCAATGATCTGCCGCACCCGATCGCCCAGCGTCCCGGAAGGCACCCCAAACATGTCCGCATCGGACCCGGTCAGGGACGGAATCAGCGACTTAATCTTCTCGACGGCACTGTCCATTGCCCGCGTTCCGAGCGACTTCGCCACATCCACGAACATTCCCGCGCCGGGGATTTTGTCCAGCAGCGCACGGACCGGCGCACCGAGTTTGTCGGTCACCCACCGAACCGCCATCGACAGCAAACCCCCGCCGCCGGAGTCTCCGGTATCGGAGGTGTTGATCGCCGAGTTGCCGCCGCGGACCTCGAAGTGGAGGTGCGGGCCGGTCGATTTACCGGTCGACCCCACCAGGCCGAGAATGTCACCTGCCCGAACCGCCTGCCCAGCAGCGACCATGATCCGGCTCATGTGCGCATACAGCGACTGTGAGCCGTTCGGGTGGTTCACCATCACGTGCTGCCCGTAGGAGGTCGTGAGGCGCTTCACGTAGGCGACCACGCCGTCCATCCACGCCCCGATCGGGGTGCCCATCGGCTGCGGCATGTCACCAGCCCATTGAGCGAAGCCGTAGCCGGAGCGGTGCCGGTTCGCAGGTCCGGGAACAGGTGCGCGGCCACCGAGAAAGAACCCCGGCAACATGCCCGTGCGGTTGATGTAGTCGAACGCCCCCGGATGATTCCTGTCCAGCCTACGCATCGACGCGTACCGGATGATACCCTCACCGGGGTCAACGTGCGCAATCGGCACTCCGGCAGAGCTGACAGCAAGGGTGGAGTCGACACCGTTGGACCGAGAGCCGGGAACCCGGTTCGTACCCTGCGCGAACTTGGGCACGTCAAGGGGGGCGACCTTCAGCTTGTCGTCGAGCTTCAACAGGCCGATCAGTTCGTTCCAGCCCTTGATCAGGCCGTTGTTCAGGACCGTCTCGATCACGAACTTCACCGGCGCACCGGCGACCGCCTTCAGTCCGTCCCAGATGCGGGCGATCCCGTCGACCATCGTCTGGAAGATGTTCGAGGCTCCAGTCTTCAGCGCCTCGAAGCGTTCGACGATCCAGTTCTTGGCAGTTTCGGCGATCCCGACCAGGGTGTCCCGCCACCAGTTGAATCGGCCCACTACGTGATCAACGAGCGCGCCGATGACGCCCCCGATCGCGTCGCGCATCCACACGAACCGATCGTGGATCCACGTCGCCGCCATCAGCGCAAGGCCGACCAGAGTGTCCCGCCACCAGGTGAATCGCCCAACCACAAAATCAACCAGGGCGGTGATTGCGCCGATCACCATGTCCTTCAACCACACGTACTTCGAGTAGATCCAAAGGGTGGCCAAGACCGCGATGGCGACGAGTGTGTCCCTCCACCAGATGAAGGAGTTGACCACGCTGGTCACCAGGAAGGTGATTGCGCCGATCACCATGTCCTTCAACCAGACGAACCCGGCCACCGCGGCATCCCAGAGAAAGCGCAGGAACGGCAGCGCCGTGTTGACGAACCAGTTGACGACTGCGCTCGCGGCAGTCTTGATCCCTTCCCAGGCGGCCATCACGACGCGACGGAAGGTCTCGCTGTTGTTCCACGCGTAGATGATTGCGCCGACCAGCAGCATCAGTCCGAGGACGATGATGCCGATCGGGTTGGCGCTGAGCGCTGCATTCAACAGCCACTGGGTGGCGGTCCACGCGATGGTCGCGCCGCGCACGAGACCCATGACCGCGAGATGCCCGAGCATCGCGAGTCTCTGAGCCGTCCAGATGGCAGCGGTGCGCACGCCGGCCGCGACCTGCAGGGCGGCGGACGCAGTCGCCTGTGCGCCCATTGCGATCCACTGGCCGACGATGACGGCGCCCGATGCGAGGGCGGTCAGCCTGGATGCGACCCATGCGGCCCCTGCGCGGGCATGCGCGGCCACTTGGGCGGCCGAGGACTTGATGGCGTCCCACTGCAGCATCGCCCAGATGGCGACCGTCTGAGCACCCGACTTGAGCGCGGTGAGCCCCATCAGGATCCAGCTGCCGACGATCCGCATGGCGGCGCCGGACTGGGCGAAGGAGGACGCGATGGCCTTACCCTGGGTGGAGACCCATGCCGCGCCCTGCTTGACCGCCGAGATCGTCGCCTCGACGCCGGCCTTGACCCAGCCGGGGATGAGCAGCGCGGTGATGATCCCCGCGACGACGGCGATCACGTCGCGGTTCTGCCAGAGGAACCCGATCACGGCCTTGATCGCGCCAACAACCCCGTCGATGGCGGTTCGGGTCTCGCCACCGACACCGGAGTAGTCGCGCCAACCTTCGATGAAGCCCTTGACGGCAGGGATCGCCGTCTGGGTGATCCAGTCCATGCCGGCGCGGAGTGCCCCCATCAGGAAGTCGACGCTGTTGCGCACGTCGCCGCCGACCCCGGTGTAGTCGCGCCAGCCGGCGACCAGCCCGTCGATCGCGGGCCGGACGATGCCGACCAGCCACTCGGCCCCGCCGCGGAGTGCATCGAAGATGTCGACCGCGACTCGGTGCGCCCGCCCGCCAGCGCCGGTGAAGTTCTCCCAGCCTTCCCCGAATCCTTGAATGGCGGGGACCGCGTTGTCGTTGATCCACTGCATCCCGGAGCCGATGGCCGAGAACAGTTTCGAAGCGAGCGGCTCGACGATGAGCAGGACGCGGTTCTTGAAGAGGTCCCACTGCTCAGCGAAGTCGGCGGTGTCGTCGGCGGCCCCCAGGATCGAGTCCTGCGTTTCCCCGGTGACGGCACCGAGGGTCTTGAGGTTCAGCGCTCCCGACTTGATGGCGCCGATGAACTGCGCGGCCCCGCGGGTTCCGAAGACCTTGCCGGCGAGGTTGAGGGCGGCAGCTTGGTCGCCGTTCTTCACGAAGCCCTGGATCTCGCCGACGACACGCTTGAACGCCTCTTGTGGCTTCTCTCCGTCTTTCGCCAGAGTGACGAGGGACTTCTGCATGGCCGCGATCGTGGCGTTGCTGTTGATGCCGGCCTTGTCGAGCGTGCCGATCAGTCCAGCCGTCTGGCCGAAGCTGAAGCCGAGTTGCTGAGCGGCGGGCCCAGCGGCGGTGACCTTCTGCACCAGATCGTCGACGCCGATTCCGGTCGCCTGGGAGATCGTGTACAGGCGATCCATCGACCGCGACACGTCGTCGCCCTTGACGCCGAACTGGTTGAATGCGGCGGTGGTCTTGGCGATGTCGACCTTGCTGCCCGTGATCCGTCCGAGCTCGAGGAACTGGGAAGCGACCTTCTCCACCTGCGGGCCGGTGAGGCCCATGCGGGTATTGAGGTCGGCGACGGTCCGACCGATGTCCTCGAAGCTGGCCGGCACGTTCTTGCCCACGTTCTTGGCCGACTGGACCAGCCCCTCCAGATCCTTGCCGGTGGCGCCGGTGCCGACCCGGATCGTGTCGGCCATGTCGTCGAAGGTCGACCCGACCTTGTAGAGGGCTGCCCCGGCCAGCGACGCCCCACCGGCGACGACCGCGAGGCCGGCCAGCATGGCGGTCCCGAACTTCTTGCCGACCTCGGTGCCCACCTTCTCTGCGGCGCCGCCCGCCCCCTTGGCCATTTCGGAGCCGAAGTTGCGCATGGAGGGGAGGACTTCGATCCAGACCGGATCTGTGGCGTCAGCCATCAGCCCTCCTCTCGTAGCGGTCCATTGCGGCCTTCACTTCGGACACAAGGGAGTCGTGGCGTTGCATGCGTTGTCGGCGCTTGATGCGCTCGATGGCCGTCTCCGGGCGAGGCCAGGGCTTCAGTGAGGACGCGTTGTCCCCAGCAGTGACGAGGATGAGTTGGTCGATCCTCTCCCCGAGGGCGGTGAGTAGCTGCGCCTCGTAGGAGGTCTCGGACCATGCAGGGCGGGCCGGTGCTGTCTCCTGGGGGTGGGCCTCGAGCCAGCGCTCGGCGGCTTCCTCGTCGTCGGCCGTCGCCTGCCGATAGTGGGATGCGGTGGGCATCCGTTCGACCAGATTGCGGAGCTTGCGCCACGACCTGGACCTGATCAGATTGATCAAGTCCAGGTCGTAGACGTGGTGCAGGTCAGCCTCGATGGCCTCGCCGTAGCGGTCGACCGTGTGGATCAGCCACGCGAGGCCGCTGCTTCCCCCATCGGTCGGTACCCCCGGTTGATGAGGTCGCGAATCTCACGCGGCTTGCGACGGGTGACCTTCCCGCCGGACGGGCCGACCAAGGTGACCGGCTCGTACAGGTTGAAGTGATCCATCATTGCCTCGACGAGGTTGGGCAATACGCCGTGCGGTGCGGTCGCCATGAGGGTGTTGATGCGGTCCCACGAGTCCCCGCAGAGCGAGGCGAGGATGACCTCGAGATCACCGTTGCGCATACCTTGTCCGATATGGACCAGGGCGGCGCCGGACGGGCACTCGATGGTGAGCACCTCGTCATCAGAGATCGGGAGCTTGTAGGGCTCGATCCTCGCCTCGTCAACGAAGCTGTCCCACGTGCGGAAGTCGGACATTTGGGTCTCCTCAGTTCTTGATGGTGTAGCCGCGGGTCCGGTTGAGCTGGTTGGCTTCCGCGGAGTTGGTGGTGGTGTACTTGCGGCCGTCGGGCGATTCGAGCCGGTAGGTCTTGACCTTCGGCTCATCGGTCTTCGACTCGTTGGTCTTCGCCTCTTGGGTCTCCGGCTGGCGTCGAGCAGTCACGGCTGATCTCCTTCGCTGTGCGGATATTGGATTTGGGAGAGGCGGGGCAGCGTCCGCACGCACCACCCCGCCTCTCGATCAGGAGGGGTCAGGCGGTGGCGAAGCCCATCTCCTCGGCGTCCAGGCCGGGCCCGCCCCAGATCTCGCGGACGGCGGTGCCCCACGCCTGATCCTTGTAGCCGGTCATCTCGACGCCGTACTGGATTTCGTCTTCCTCGCCCCACGTCTGGTCCTCGAACTTGCTCACGGTGCAGCGGGGGAGGGCGCGGAGGAAGTAGACGGCGTCGGCCCCGTCGCCGTCCTTGGCGAGCATGAACAGGCGCCAGTGGATGGCCTGCGGCCGGCCGGGCTTGTCGATGACGACGTTGCCGTCGGCGTCCGGGCGGACCGCGGAGAGGTCGACGCCCTGGTGCAGCTCGAAGACCTGACGCTTGGACTCCTGCATGGTGAAGGCCACGGTGGAGATGTCCTTGTTGACATCGCGCCGGGTGGGCTCGCCGTAGCCCCAGGACTCGACATCGGCGGTGTCGGTGTCGCGGGCCCACTTGGCGGCGTCCTTCTTGCTGATGACCCCGACGTCCTCATATCCGGTCGGGATGACCAGGCCGGTGGCGGAGGTGTAGACCTTCTCGATCTCCGGATCCGCCTCTTCCCAGCGCTTCACGAAGATGGAGCCCTCGAGGGCCTTGCGGATCAGGCGGGTGTTGTGCTTGCGCACCGAGTCGAAAGACTGGACGGACATGCTTGGTTCCCTTTCCCTTGTGGGGCATGAAAAAGCCCCGTGGATCCGGGGCGTACTTTTGGGCTATTCAGTTGTGGGCTACTGGGAGCGGGTGGTCACTCGGTAGGACGCGACCACTCGGTGCACATTGGGGTTTCGGTAGTCGACCCACGCCGGGCGGGTGGCGGTTTCGACCTTGTCGATCAACTGGTCCCCGGACGTGCTGCGATCCGTGCCGCCGAGGGCGAGCATCACGCCGCGGGCATCCTCGGCCAGATTGATGGCGCCGGAACGAGTCGGTGCAAATGCTTCCACGTCGACCAGCGTCGAGTCGTTGAAGCCGTCGTCGGTTCCGCTCGCGACAGAGACGCGGAGGAAGATGGACAGGTCGCCCGGAGTGACTGGTCCGGAATCGACGCCGAGCGCTTCGGTGAGGCGCGGTGGGATCACTGCCTCCAGTTGCGGCCAAGTCATCGCCCGACCGCTCTTCCGAGCACGCGGGATCGCGCAGTTCGGGACGTGCCCCACTCTTGGTCGGCGTTGTCGAACTCGACGCGGGCGAAGGGGCGGCCTTTCGGTCGCACTCCGTCCCTCGCGGTGATCTTGCCGGGGATCTGCTCGGACTCGGCGATCCCCTGTGCGCGCTTGGCGATCCGGTCACGCTCGGCATTGAGGGCCGCCCGGACTCCGGCAGAGCCGAGCACCTCGGTGATGGTCTCTTGAGAGACGCGCATTTCCCGCATCAGCCGGTCACCCTCTCGATCGCCATCGTGTAGTACCCCTCGACCACGAAGCCGCCAGGTTGGAATCCGGCCTCGCCCACCACCTCGTACGTCTTGCCGTCCGGCAGAATGACTTGGTCGAAGTGGGCTTGTGCTGTCGGCGGGAGGTAAAGCCAATAACCAGAGACGATCTGGTCCTTGGCGGCGACATTCTCGGTCGAACTCCGGGGCTCCCACCACGCGGGGCAGGACACGTCCGTGTCGGGCTCGCGCTGCACCTTGCCATAGCGGTCCTCGCCGATGGCCTTGCCGAGGGTGCGCAGCTTGACCGTTTCGGTGAAGAGGCGGAGATTCACAGTGCAGGCTCCAGCCGGTACTTCCCGATCACCGGAGACATCCGGAACGCATCGTCGCCGGCAAGGGTGACGGAGCGTCCGGCGAGGGATTCCTGCACGATGCGGCCGGGGGCGGTCTTGGCGATGAAGCGGAGGAGATCGACGGGGCATTCGGCGTACCCGTGCTCGACATCAACCTCGATCACGCGCAATCCGTTCGGCAGCGGATAATCCGGTGAGGCGATCACCCCAGCGGTGTTCCAGCCGGTGCGAGGATTCCACGCAGGGAGGGGCCGCATCTGGTTGGTCCACGGGTCGAAGATTCGGACCGCGGTGACCTTTCGAGCATGCTTGGTGGGGAGGACGATGGCCCAGTTCGAGTTGTTGTCGAGGGTCATCGTCTCGGTGATGGTGGGTGCGATGTGCCAGCCACACTCGGTGCGAACCTGCTGGCACAGGGCTTGGAATTCTTTGGTGGCGAGTGTTCCGAGTCCAGAGAGGGCGGCCGGGTCCGCCAACGGCGGCAGTTCCTGCTCAGCACCGGAAGTGTCGACGTACACGGCCACCCCTTCTCCGATTACTTGGTCTCGCGGGTCGGCGCCTTGGGCTTGGTGGTCCGCGACTGCGCCGTAGTGATGGCCTCGGCGAGGCCACCCTTGATGAGGTTGTCGGCGACCTTCTTCGGCAGTTCGACCTCCGCGCCGGGGGCGAGAGACAACGCGGGGGTGTCGTGGCCGCCGGCGGTGACGACACTGGCGAGGATCTTGACCTTCATGGTTGCTCCGATCTGTGTGAGGCCAGCTCGCCGGCAGGGGCTCGGGGGATCATCTGCCGGCGAACTGGTTTCTGGGTCACACCTCGAGGTAGGCGAGAGCCTTCGGGCGAACCACGTCGCCGCCGACGCGGTGACGGAACAGCAGCCCGACCTTGCCCTCGGCGGCGAACAGCTCGTTGAGCCGGGTCACGACCATCTGGCGGCGGTCGGCCACCATGTAGCCCCGCTTGAAGTCGCCGTAGTACAGCGACTTGGAGGCGGTGGCGTCGGCGGTGAAGGCCGGGAAGCCGCCGGCGCAGTACCACGGACGACCGTTCAGCAGCGGCGGCAGACCATCGCGGAACCGCTCCTGCCACATGTAAGTGCCGTTGCCGTCCTTCAGCAGACGCACGGCCATCTCCATGCTGGCGCTGCCCACGTAGACGCCGGCTTCGCGGTAGCCGTCGTTGAGAACGGCGTACTGCAGCTTGATCACGTCGTCACCGGTGACGGTGCCAGCCGCGGCCGCGGTGACCTTCTGGGTCACGGCCGTCGAGGCGGAGACACCACTCGGCTGCTTGTTGGCGTCCCCGGTTCCAGCCGCGAACGCCAGATCCTCAGCCTGACGGAACTTGTCGGACAAGGCGTCCTTGATGATCGCCTCGATGTTCTCGTTGGTGTCCTCCAGCTCGTCGACGCCGAGCTTCACCAGCGCGTTGAGGTCCCACACCCGGATCTCCTGCGGGCCCGCGACCGGCGGGTTGCCCAGGCCGTCGCCGGCGCTGTCACCGAGCTCGAGCTTGCCCCAGGTCGGGTCACCGATGTTGATGGTGGACAGGTCCACCCGGTTGGAACTCGTCGGCCGAACCCACGCGATCTGGCGGAACACGCCGGTGGTCTGCAGGGCGTCGCGGATGATGCCGACCACGTCGGCGGGGACGATCTTCTCACCGGTCGCATCTTCCACCAGAGCGGCCTTGGCCTCGGGGGAGACGGTGCCCTTGCGGATGTAGTCGAAGAACGCGTTCTTGGCGCGCTGCTGCTTCTCAGAGTCCAGGAGGAACTCGCCGGCGCCGGTCGAGCCGAGCTCGCCGCCGTTGCCGCCGAAGTCGGTCGGGGAATGCTTGTACTGGGGCTCGGACAGGTACCGCTCGTTGTCCTTCAGCTGCTCCTCGCGCTCGTGGCGGCGGCGCAACTCGGTGGCCTTCTCGAGGTGCCCCGACATCTGCCGGAACGCCTCGGCGGGCATCTCCTTGCCCTCGAACTCGTCGTTGATGGCGCGGGCCTGGGCATTGTGCTTGGCGGCGCGCTCCAGAAGAGGATGAGCCATTGCTCTTACCTTTCGGTGTGTTGGTTGGTGTTTGCGGTCAGGGCCTCGTCGTTCAGCCGCATGCGCTCTCGTGCCCACGCGACCTCAGCCGGATCAGCCACTGCCCCGGGATCGCGGCCGGCGAGGATCGCCTCGCTGGACCACCGGTCCCAACCGGTCACCGACTTGCCGGTGTCCGGGTCTGTTGCCTCGACGTGCGCCGCCTCGGCATCATCACTCCCGCTCGAGGGAGCCGCCCCGCTCGTGGGGTCGTCATCGGGCCCACCGTTGGTGAGCGCATCATCGGCCGGCTCGTCGGTGTCGACGTGCTCAACCTGCTCGTCGTCGACCGCGGTCTCGGTGCCCGGCTCGGGTTCCTCGACAGGGTCGACGCGGAGTTCGTCGGCGAGCGCCTTCCGCTCAGCCGGTGCCAGATCGTCGGCGAGCGCCTTGACCCGATCGATGGTGGCCTGGGGATTCATCGGGAACACGACCACCGACACCTCGAACAGCTTGATCTCCTCCAGCACCCTGATCTGCCGGCCGTCGCGCTCCTCATAGCGGAACTTCGACGGCATGTAGCCGATCGACATCGACCGCAGATGGCCCTCGCGTGCCTTGATGTACACGTCCTGCGCGGACGGAGCCTGCGAGAACCGGGCCTTGACCTGCAAGCCCTTGCTGTCCTCCGTGCCGTCGAACAGGGTGCCCAGAACCGAGCTGGTGACGGCCATGTGATCAGCGAGCATCGGGATCCCAGCGCCCTTGATGTCGTCGCGGAGCGTCTTGGTGAACGCACCCGGTTCGATGACGTCGTCGCCCAGGTCGATGTTGCCGAAAGTCGAGGCGTACCCGGTGAGGGTTCCGTCTTCCTCAGCCGCCTTCCACTCCATGGGCAGCGTGATCCGATCCATCACAGTCTCCTCAGTCGATGTTGATGTCGAGCGCACAGGTGCAGCCAGCCGTTTCGTCCGCGTCACCACCGAGCGCACCCGGCCACGGCAGCCCGTTGGAGAAGTCCTGATCGAGACCGACCGTCTCCCCGTTCATCGCGGCATGGCTGGCGCGCGGATTCCCGCTGGTCACCACCCACGTCTTCGTCGCCTTCGACGCATCACCCCGGCTCAACGCCTGTCGACCGGCTTCCACAGCACCCCATGCGACGGTTTCGGTGGCCATGGTCTGGCCCTGCTGCTCAGCAGTCGATCCCTCGAGCACATCGAACTCGTCATCCATGGCTTCCTCGGGATCCTCATCGAGGAGTGCCTGATCGATCGCCTCCAGCAGCTTCGCGATCACATCGCCGGCTGTGCGCTCCGAACGGCGCCACTGGTAGTTCTCCGTCGCGGCCGCGTCATAGTCGGCCCACGCCTCGGCGCCGGCCTTCCCGGAGTAGGCGAGCGCCACCTCGTACAGGTCGCGCGCCAACTCCTTCGACCACGCTGGCCCATCCAGACCACCAGAGCCACCCCCGATGACCCCGCGCGCCGCATCCCGCTTGCCCGAGTAGAAGTTCCGGAACGCCACGATGTGCGCGCGAGTCGCCTCGTCCAGCACCCCGGAAGACTTGCGCTCCAGCAGCCAGGCCTTGCCCTGCTGTGAATCGTCCTCGGCCGGCAGCTCACTAGCCGGCGCGATGCTGGGGGCGACAGGAGCGCTCCGCGGTTCGGACGGGTCACGGGTCGCGATCACACCGGACGGCATGAGGAGCACCTCGCCACCGGTGACGTTGTCGTAGCCGAGGATCGAGCGGCCTTCGTTCACGGTGAGGATTCCCGCGGAGACAGCGCGTACGCCGCGTTCGAATTTCGCCTGCTCGGACTCCGACAGCGCGGGTACCAACGAATGATCGAATCGCAATTCCACGCGGGGGACGCCCGGCCCCGACGGGGCGACCTTGGGCAGCAGCTGGGTGGTGATGGTGTCCCGCATTCGCCGCTGCAGCGGCATCAGCGTTTCTTCCCAGAACGACTTCTTGGCCTCGCCGTAGTTGGAGAACGTGGACCTGTCCAGGCCGACCTTGGCGCCCACGATGATCGGCGGCACCCCGAACGCCATGCAGATCCGAGCCTCGGCCACGGTGCGCATGTCGGGGAACTCGAGGTCGGACAAGTTCAGGCCGAGAGCCTTGACGTCCATGCCGGTCTGCAGGAACACAGGCTTGCCCTGGTTCCGGCCACCGTAGGACTCCATCCACTTCGTCCGCAGCCGCGTCGTCGTCGCCTCGTCCAGCACCGTGTCAAGGTCCCCGAGGGTGATCGCCACCGCGGGCATCGCCTGGTTCTGCAACAGCGTCTTCACGAAGTCGGTGGTGTTGTTGTCCAACGCGGTCGCCCGCAACGCGGCCCGCATTGGCGGCGTACCCACCAGCGGATCAACCGGGTTCGGGTAGCGGAAGTGGACCACCTCGACGTCCACCAACCGCGAATCCTCTACGATGTAGCCGTACGCCACCTGCCGGCCCTGTCGCTTCATCCGGATCCGGTCCGGCCGCAACGGCCACAACTCCACTACCTGACCAGACCGATCCCGCACAATCTCCCAGAACGCGTTACCCGCCAGGTCGAGGTGCATCACCGTGATCTCGAACAGCTCGAACTCGGTGATCAACGGGTTCGGCTGAGCGATCAACCGCCGCAGGCGGTGGTTCTCGATCGGCTCCGATTGGCGAATCGTCGGATACACCCGCAGCGGAGCCTCAGGCGTCGACGTGGCCTTCTCCACGATGCACGCGAACACCAGCTCGTTACGGTCATAGCCATTGGCCACGTGCGACATGAAGTTCGTCGCCGGATACTCCGGATCCGGAGTCGCCGAGTCACCCAACCCGAGACGTACCAACGTGCGGTAGTCGAGATCGCCCTTCGTCTCAACCGATCGCCGGGAAAGCCAACCCATCAGGTCCACCCGAGCAGCACAGACACACCCACCATGGCCACAGCCAGCACCGCCAGCACCCCCACCATGCCGAACGCGAGACCACCGGCCATCGCGCCAGTTGCAGTGCCCAAGATCATCAGCAGGAGCGACAGCCGCGTACGCCACACATCGGTCACGGGTACCTCCTCAGAAGATCTCGGGTGGCGGCGCGGTGGCCTGCAGCTTTGCGCCCCACGCGGCAAGGGTCATGGACTCGACGGGAGTGATGTCTTGCACCGATGCACGACGCCCCCACGCCCACCGATCACCCACGTCCCGCTTGAACGCGCCCGCCACCGCGGTGTCCAGTTCCGGGTAGTTGGCGTGCAGCAGGTCGTGGCGGACCACCAGGCGATGGATGTCAGCGCACGCATCGAGAACTTGAGGGGTGGTGGTGACGATCAAGAACTTGTCAGGGTTGAGCTTGGCTTCCTTGAGCTCGGACACAAGCTCAGGCACCAACACCGCACCCGGACCATGCCCGTCCACCACCACCGGCACCTGGTGAGCACGGATCTCAGCGATCACCCGCGGCATCAACCAGTCACCCGCAGTGTCACCGTGCTGCAGCGGCACGACCACCATCCGCTCACCCGCCTGCCCAGCACCAGTCAGGCAAGCTCGCTTCAGGTCGAGCGTGGCCGCCAACCCGAGCGCACCCATGGACACATCCGAAGGAATCTCACCCTGGCACACTTCCCAATTCCCGGGACCGAACACCTCATCGGCGGCTGACTCGTCCCACCAGCCCAGGAACTCGCGCGCGAACTGGTGTGGCGACATCTCCTCACGGAAGTCCTGCAACTTCTCCAACGTCAGCCCGGTCCCGTTCGCCCGAACCCGGCCCAACAACGGATTCGCGCGGCCAAGCAACGCAACATCGTCCAACTGGCAACCAGGCTTCCACCCTGTGCTCGACGGCTTCGGGTGCTGACAGTTCTCGCTCGCACACTCACCCCGTGGAGCGCACCACTCCAGATACCCCAACCGGGGCGACGCACCAGAGCGGCCGCGATCGCGGATGCTCCGCAACTCCACCGAGCTGGCCATGCCGGCCGAACTGGCGTAGAGAATCTGCGACCCGGGAATCGCCGCAGTGACCGGCGCGATCGCGCCAACCATGTCCTCGGTCAGCGCGAACGCCTCATCAAGCACGATCCGGTTTCCGGTCAACCCCCGACCACCGGTCTTCGTCCGCGCCTTGAACACCATCGCCGGGCCACGGTCCTTCAACTGAATCTTCTCCGTGCCCCGACCGAACGTCAGACCACCATTGATCGGCAACCGCTTCGACAACCGCGGCGTGTTCTCAATCAACCGAGCAAGATCCAGAAACGCCTCATGCGACGTCGAGGTCTCGTGCGCCGACCAGACGGTGTAAGCCTCGTCGGTGATGAACAACCAGCCGAGACCGCACATCTTCAACAGCCCGGTCTTGAGGTTCTGCCGCGGAGCGATCACCGCGAACGACGTCATCGCCGGCCACAACCGCTCCCGCTCATCCGGCGACTCACGCAACGCGAACACCATGTCGAGGGCAAACTCCTGCTCAGGGTCCGGCGGCATACCAGCCATCGACGCCAACTCAGCCACCAACGGCCCATACGTACGCCGATAATCAGGGCCAGTCCGGTGCGCCGGCTCAACCAGCCGCAATCCGGTCCCTCAACTCCCGCAGCTCATCGACCGCGTCCTTCTCCGGCGCCACATTCGCCAACGCCCGATCCAAAGCCGCGGTCAACGCCTTCGACAGCACGGCCAAGCTGGTGCCGGTCTCGTTCTGCTGACCATCCAGCCGCCGCGCCAACATCAACGCCACCCGCCCCTCAGGCATCAGATGACGACCCGCCGCCTCGAGCGTCGTCCGCGTCGACTCCTCAATCGACACATCCTTCTGCTTCGCGCGGGCGCGCTTCTCAGCCCCTGGTGGCGGAACCACAGTGAGCGCCGGCCGAGCCGACGGCTCGCCCGCCTTCTTCGCCCGATTCCAGGCCACCCTGCAGCGCGTCGAGCAAAACCGGGCGGTGCTCCGCTTGCCCTGGAAGGTGGCGCCACACTGCTCGCAGATCATGGGGCACCTCCCCAGCGGGTTACGGTTCTGGTTTCGTTACGCGTGCGATCTGACTGCCGGCGAGAGTCAATGACGGCGGGCCTGGAGACTCCAGACCCCCTCCCCCCTACCTAGGCTCCTGGCCATTCCCTGATGGTCATGGTTGCTGCTGCGTTGGTCTTCGCTGCTGCGTTGCGGCCGCCGGCTGAGCGGTTGCAGGGCACGCATTCGGGGCCGGTGTAGGCGGTGCGGTCGTCGGTGTGGCCGAGGTCCCAGGCCATGCCGTCGACGATGATGGTCGGGCATTGCCCTTGGTGGTGTGGGCACGTGTCTCGGGTGCAGGTGCATGGGATGCCGGTGGCTTTGATGCGTTTGGCCCATCGTCTTCGTTCGGCTTGGTGTTGTGTGCCGTAGCCGCGGGCGGTGGTTGAGCGCATGACCACCGCCTCGAAATATGTTCAGTCGGGCTCGTTGTGCTTCTTCAGCTCGGCCAGTTCGCGTCGGAGCTGCTCGATCTCTGTCTCTGTGCCGCTGATTCGTTCGACGAACCAGGAGGCGATGGTTGCGGTGACTGTGCCGAGGATGGCGATGCCGCCGACCATGAGTGCGGCTGCGACGAGGCGGCCGGTGGTGGTGATGGGGTAGTGGTCGCCGTAGCCGACGGTGGTCATGGTGGTGAGGGTCCACCAGAGGGCGTCGGAGAGGTTGGTGATGTTGGCCTCGGGGGTGGGGCGTTCGGCGTCAAGGACGGCGAGGGCTGCGCAGAACCCGAGGAGGGTGGTGCTTCCGAGGAGGTAGGTGAGTACGCGCCCTCGGAGGTTGGTGGTGGCACGGCGGTTGAGGATGGAGAGCAGGCTGATGAGGCGGAGCAGCCTGAGTGGTCGCAGCAGGGGAAGTGCGATCATCGCGAGGTCGAGCAGGTGGGTTCGGATGTAGCGGGCTCGGTTGGTGGCGAGGTAGACGCGGGTGAAGTAGTCGATCCCGAAGAGCGCCCATGTCGTCCAGGCGATGATGTTCCAAATTGGCTCGGTGCGTTCGGGCCAGATGATTGGGGTGGCGTAGGCCATGAGGAAAGCGATCGCGGCTGCGGTGAGGGGTGGGCCTGCGATGCGGTTCCAACGTTCGAGTCGTCCGTCCACGGGCACATGGTCGCACGTGTGGGCATGCTTCGCGTCGGTTTCCGTCTGCAACGTATCACAGCTGCGGCCCGGTCAGGCTTCTCTGCGGCGTGTGGTTTTCGCGTAGGTGGCGATGTCGGTGCTGGTGAACCGTAGCGGTTTGGCTCCGGGACGGATGGGTGTGAGGTGTCCGCGTTGGACGAGGACGCGGATGTAGTTGCGGGTGACACCGAGTTGGGTGGCGGCTTCGTCGCTGGTGAGTGAGTCGCGTTCGAGGTCGGCGAGGGCTGCGCGTTCGCGGACGTCGCCGAGGCGGTAGACGTCGACGGTTTCGGTGATGAGTTGGCCGTTGTCCCAGCGGGGGATGGGTCTGGTTTCTCGGGCGAGGCCGTCGTGGTTGATCCAGTGGTGGAGTTGGCGGCGGGTGACGGGTTCTCCGGCGAGTGTGATGGCGCCGACGAGTTCGTCGATGGTGAGCCAGCGGTTCTCGCCGGCGTCGAGGGCTTTGCGGCGGTGGTTGGTGATGGTGGAGGTGTAGCCGCAGGGGTGGCTGCCGTGGGTGTGGTTGCAGGTGATGGTGGTGGCGTCGCGGGCGGCGTAGAGGGGGTGGTCGTTGGGGCAGAGGCCGAGGTAGGTGAGGTCTGGGGGTCGGTCGATGGTGCGGTGTGCTGCGCGGATGGCGGTGGTGGTGTGCCAGGCGGCTTGGGCGAGTTGGTGGGGGTTGCGGTCGCGGAGCTGGGTGAGGTGGGTGAGGAGTTGGCGTGAGGCGATGATCGGGTCGGGGTGGGTGCGGGCGGGCCAGTTGGTGAGGCTGGTGGTGATGCGGGTTCGGGCGGTGGCGGTGGTGAGGTTGATGGGCAGGGGTGCTTCGTCGGTGTGGGTGGTGTCGTCGCGGCTGGTGCCGTGGTCGACGAAGCGTGTGTTTCGGGCGGTGGCCTGGTCGAGTTCGTTGAGGAGCCAGGGGAGGTCGCCGAGTTGGCGTGCGATCTGGTCGAGGCAGTAGTCGCAGGGCCAGGTGTTGTCGGGGGCGTCGTGGTCGCACCAGACCTGTGGGGGGTCCTGGTGGTCGCCGTTGGTGTTGTGCTGCCAGGTGCGGCCCTTGGGGTGGGTGGTGATGTGTTCCCAGTTGGTGCCGAGGCGTACCACGCCGAAGCGGTCGGTGAGGTCGGCTAGCTGCTCGTCGGTGAGGGTGGTGTGGCGCGCGACGAAGACGAAGGGCTTGGTGGGTTGCCACTGGTTGTTGGGGTCTTCGGCCGCGGTTTGGGCGTGGCGGATTTCGGTGGGGGTGCGGTGGGGGTTTGTGCAGTGGTCGCACTGGTTGGTGGGGAGGTCGGACCAGGGACAGCGGTTCATCGGGTTCGCTCCTTGAGGTTGGACGGGATGGTGGGTGTGGTTTCGGGTTGGTGGCAGACGTGCTCGGGGAGGAGGTCGCCGGGTGGGTGGGTGTCGTTGAGGGGCGGTTGGTTGTGGGGGCGGAGGACGAAGTGTTCGCGGTCGGTGAGGGCGTGGGCGAGGTGGTGGACGGGCCGGTCGAGGGTTGCGGCGGTGGTTGGGCTGATGGGTGTGGGGTCGACCTGGATGCGGCGGCCGGGTCGGGTGGGGTCCCAGCCGGGGGTGAGGGGTGTGGCGTACCAGGTGTGCCAGCCGCAGTTGAGGCAGGTGTTGGGTCGGGCGTGCCAGGGCAGCGGGTTGGGGGTGGGGTGGGTGAGCCATTGGTGGTGGATGCGGTCCATGGCTCATCCGTCGTAGCGGTAGTAGGTGAAGGTCTGGCCTCGCACGGTTCGATGTCCGGTCTTGACGATTCCCGTGCGGAGCAGCTTGGCGATCATGTCATCGAAGTGGGGACGTAGCTCGAGGCGCAGGGCGTTGCGGAGGCGCCCTTCGGACACCCAGTTGCCATTGGCCTTCTGGAGACGGCGGCGGATCTGTCGACTGGTCCGCGCCAGAGGGTTGGACGGGTTGGACGGGGTTGGACGGGTTTGGGATGTTGTGCGCCTCCCGCGGATACAGGAAAGACCATTTTTCTCATAAATACTAGTGAGAGGCACTTTCTCATATTTGCAGTCACAAATATGAGAGACGAAAACGACGATCGGGCCGTCCAACCCCCTTTTCCGTCCAACCCCGTCCAACCCCCACTTCTCAGCTTGCTCGTCGCACATAGGTCACCTCCTGGTCGTTGTGCACACGGTGCTCGATCTCGATCTGGTCAGCGGCGTGCAGGCGGTCCAGCGCCTCCTCGTACACGCTTCTGAGTTCGGAGCGCAGGGCCCGGCTGAGCTTCCCGGTCGGCGTCCAGTCGTCGGTCTTCTCGAGGCGTCGCATGATCTGCTTCGAGGCGCGGTCGACTTGCAGCTCGGCGCGGGTGTTGTCAATGACGTCGGCGCGGCGGGCGTCACGTTCGGCGCGCCGCTGGTCGGCCTCCCTGCTGGTCCGGGTGAGGGTGGCCTGGATCTGCGCCCGGGTCCAGTCCGAGACGCGCATCACGTGACCGGAGAGCTCCCAGTCCTCAAGGGTCATGTCCTGGCGGTTGTCGAGGAGGGCGAGTGCCTGGGCGACCTTCTCGCGGGCGAACAGGCTGTGGCCGTCGAGGGCGTCGCCCTGGCCGCGAGCTCGGGCGACGTGGGCTTCCCTGATGGTTTGGGCGACGGTGTCTGGGACGGTGAGTTGGTAGCGGCCGTCGAGGTCTTTGGTGGTGCCGTGTTCGGGGCGCCAGGTCCATCCGCGGACCGTCCAGGGGGCGGGTGCTTGGGGTGGGTTGGGGTTGATGGTGGGGTCGGTGGCGGGGAGCCAGATGAAGCGTTGGGGGGTGCCTCCGTCGGCGTCGTTGAGGAGGGTGTGGGCGCGGCCGGGTTGGACGCCGACGATGAGGCCGAGGCGGTAGGTGTGGCGGTCGATGATGAGGCGCTTTTGGGCGTCGGCGTAGCCGAAGCCGAGGGTTTCTCCGGAGAAGGCGGATCGGAGTTGGGGCATGAGGGTGGAGCCTTGGCGGGCGTTGAGGCCGCCGAGGGTGTCGATTTCGGGGACGGAGAAGACGACGGATTGGCGGATGGTTTCTTGGGCGCCGCCGCGGACGCGTTTGGCGTATTGGTGGGCGATGCCTTCGCCGGAGCCAACGGTGGCTGTGTAGATGTCGTGGGGTTGGTGGATGCCGTCGGTGGCTGCCGCTTCGGTGGCGCCTTTGCCGACTCCGGAGGGGCCGACGATGGCGAGGAAGAGGTTGAGGCTGCCGGGGCCGCCGATGAGGGGTGGGAGGACGACGTGGGGTGGGATGCAGGCGAGGGTGCGGATGAGGGTGACGCCGAGCATGGACCAGGGGCTGGTGAGGCGGGCGTGGGCGAATTGGCGGATGTGTTGGAGGACGGGTCTGGCGTCCCAGAAGGGGTCGAGGTCGGGTGCGGGTGGCGTGTCGGTTTGGAGTTCTTGGGGGGTTACTTCGGTGACGGTCCAGCCGTCGGGGAGTTGCTCGACTTGTCTGGGTCCGGAGCGTTGGCCGCCGCGGAGGCCGGAGTTGAGGGTGCGGGCTATTTCGAGGTCGTCGAGGCCGGCTTGGCGGGCAGCGGCGGTGAGGTGGGTGCGGGCGTCGGTTTCGGTGAGATGGCCGGCGGCGACGAGTTGGCCGACGTTGAATGCGGCGACATTGAGGGTGTGGTTGCGCGCGCCCTGGGCGGTGTGGGCGAGCTCGTGGCATTCGAGGGCGAGGGCCTTCTGGGCGTAGGCGGTGGCTTCACCGGGGGGCTGGAGCGGACCTGTGGGGGTGCGCTGGGTGGGTGTGTCCCAGAGGTCGTTCCAGCTGGTGGTCACGAGGGGCCTCCTGGGCGGTGTCGGTGGTGGTGGGCTGCCCGGTGGGGCAGGCGTGGCGGAGTGCCGAGTCGATCGGGTAGCCCTGGATGCATTCGACCAGGGCGGCGACGAGGACTTCGGCCACGGGCGGGGTGACCGCGTTGCCGTACTGGCGCACGCGCTGGCGCTTGTTACCCAGCACGACATAGTCGGGCTGGAACGCCATCCCCGCGCCGATCTCGTGCGGCTCCAGCATGCGGAACAAGCACCCCATGATGTCGATCGACGGAGGCTCGAGCAGGGACTGGTGCCCAGCCGTGGTGATGGTCCGCAAGGACTCCTCGACCGGGGTCGACATCTGAGCCTGGTCACCGCGCGCGGTGTTGTTGCGCATGACAAGTGCGAAACGATCGTTGGTGGTGAGAGTGCCCATCAGCTGATCGGTCGGCGTTCCCGAACGGCTCGCCGAGTAGTACGGCACGAGCAACCCCTGGGTCGTGGCGGTGGTCAGTGTGGGCAGTACCTCGCCGGTGGATCGAGCCGCATTCGACCAGTTGTTGGTGAACAACAACGCGTTGTGGTCGCCGGAGGCGGTGACGGTATCCATCGCCTGGCCTGTTGTCTTCGCGGCGTTCTGCCCGCGCAGCATCGTCAGCAGGCCAAGATCGTTGCGTGCGGTCTGCGTTCGCAACGGCAGCCCGTCCGAACGGGCCTGCTTGCCGTCGCGACCCTCGACCGGGACCAGCAAAGCCTTCGTCGTCTCGTTGGCCGTGATGGTGCCCATCGGGTCGGTCATCTGGCGCACTCGGTACTCGCCCCGACGTTCCAGGATGAACGGTTCCACAAGCGCCTTGGTCGCGGTGGTGTGCAGGGTGCGCAGCGGGTCGTCCAGTGGCCAGGACCGTACGCCAGGGCGCCGTTCAAAAGTGTGACCGGCAGCCTCGACGATCGCCGGCCCCCACTTCTTGAGTGCGGCCTCGATCCGGGCCATCGTCTTCGGCGACAACGGCTTGTCCCGATCACCGATTCGCTGCCCGGGGATGGACCAGTCGATCGCCTCACGGGCAGGCAGATAGAACGGCTCCACCCGGGCGCCACGGCAGCTGATCTTGGGACACACGTACACGTATTGCTGGTTGTAGCGGCCCATGTCGTTCCCGGCCCGCTTCCAGTGCTGAATGCCGGCGACGATCTCCTCACACGAGCTGCACCAGCACTCGGGGCGCAGCCACTTGTCCCAGTCGGGATCCCGACCCAGCGACTCGTGCCAATACGCCAGGTATAGCCGATCGCGGGACTGCGGGGCTCGCGGCGTACGCCGTGAGCGGGCATGCGCCGAGTTGAGTGCGATCAGCCGGGTCCGGTATCCCTCGGCGCGGATCTCGCCGAGCCAGCGGTTCCAGTGTGTCCACTTGCGGATATCGATGACATTCTCGACGACGCCGGCGAGAACCGGCTGACCCCGGCGATTCATCCCCCGCAGGTAGCGGATCACGTCCTCCATCAGGGCGCGGGATCGGGCGACGTCCTCGTCCGGCTCGTCGTCGTCGAACAGCCCGGGCTCGAGTGCGTAGTCCGCCCTGCGGCCCTTCGCGACGCTCCAGTTCGTGCATTCCGGACTGGCCCAAAAGATCTCGGCGTACGGGTGCGTGGCGACATCGAGGTCTTTGATGTCACCACGAAAGTGTTCGACATCAGGAAAATTCGTGGAGTGGGTGTCGATCGCGAGCTGATCGTGGTTGGCCGCCAGGATCGGCACGATGCCCGGGACCGCGTGCGCGCCCTGGGTCGCACCCCCTGCACCGCAGAACCAGTCGTTGAGACGAAGACCATGGTCGACGGTGGAGATCTTGGTCATCGCGGCCTCGGTGGGTTGGTGGTGATGTGCTGGGGTTGCCCTTTCCAGCCGATCCGCACGTGCAGGGGTGTCTCGGGTGGGGTGTCGGCGCGCATGGCCTGTTGGACAAACACGGCGAGTTCGGCGAGGGTGAGGCCGATCTTGGGATTGTCGGCGGCGAGGCCGATCTGGGGTGCGCTCATTGATCGTCTCCTCTGTCCACGGTGATTCCGCGGCGTGCGGCCAGGAGTTCGCTGGTCTCAAATCGGACTCCATCACTGGTGCACCATTCGCTGATTCCGCCGCGGTTGTCGACGAGGTGGAATCGTCGGTCTCCTCCGAGGCGGATGGCTGGCATGGTGTGGGTCCACTGGTTGAGTTCGGTTTCGGTGAGTGGGTGGGGGATGGGGCAGCGGAGTTTGTGGGCGAGGTCAAGTACGCCGCTGCAGGTGATGGGTGTGGCCTCAGCCTCGGCTTCTTGGGCGAGTACGTCGGCGAGGTGGTGGATGGCGTCGGCGATGGCGAGGCCGGTATGGACGAGGGCGGCGGTGTTGTCGTCGGTGAAGTGGCCAAGGGCCTCACGGGCGTGGTCAGCCTGTTTGGGCATCACGAGACCCCAAACTTCAGAACGCGGGCAGCCTGCTCGACCTGATCCCACGCCGCGCGGTCACCGCCGTTTGTGTCGGGGTGGGTTAGCCGCCTGGCCGCTGCCCACGCATTCGGCAAATAGGCGTCGTGGTGATCGCCGGCGTACGCCCGGATCACCTGCTCGGCCTGGTCCCGAGTGGTCGGACCGCCACCGGCGGTGATCTCCCGGTAGCCCTTGTACTGCTGGCCGGCGACCGCGTTGATGCCGTAGCGGTCGACGGCGCGGAGAGCCTCGAGGCCGAGCGCGATCGAGCGGACGTTGTGCTGCCAGTAGTCGCAGCTGTCGCACTGGTAGGTCAGTGGGCCGTGCTTGGAGTCGAACAGGAGCCGTACGCCGGGGGAGGCGGGGACCGCGTTGGCGCGGAGCATGCCGTCGTTGCGGATGTCGCGATCTCGGACGTCGGCCTGCAGCACCACCTCGCTGGCGGACAGGTGGTCGAGCTCGCGTTCGAGGAGGTCGAGGGTGGATGACCAGGAGGCCTTGAAGGTGTGCCGGGAGCGGCGATTGACGTGGTCGGTTCGGGGCCCGTCCCAGCCGGTGATCGGGCGTACGGTGTAGCGGAGCATCACGCCTCCTTGGTGTCGATGTAGTGGGCGGCTGCGAGCAGCCAGGCTGCGAGGTCTCGGGCCTCGGCGGGGGTCAGGTAGCGGACCGCGTACTGGTCGCCATCAACGATCACGACGATGACTCGCGGGTCGGTCTCGCTGGGGAAGATCCCGGCGTCGAGCGAGTTGAGGTCGTCACCCTCGTCGTCGGTGGTGAACGAGACCTTGGGGTCGGGAGTCGGTGGACCTTGGCCCAGCTTCCGCCGTATTCGACTGTGTTCATGACGGCACCAGCCCCAGGACCGCGAGAATCGCGTAGACCACCACGCCGCCGAGGAACGCGATGCTGATGCAGGCGACCCAGTCACGGATGGCGCGGTCGGGACGCTGCGGGTACCGATCAGGCATCGGATTTTCCCTCCTTTTGTGACGATTGCGAGCCAGGCGAGCGGGACCAGCCACAACAGGCAGGCGATGGCGATGGTGAAGACGGCACGGATCATCCGCCGGGTGGTCTTCATCACGCCACCTCCTTCGCGTACGTCCTGGGCTGACGCGCCCGACATGGTGCGACCTGGTACGACACCCCGGTCAGGCGGCCGAGGCGATCCACGCGGAATGCACGGATGCCGAACAGGGATCCGGCCACGAATGGCCGCTCGGAGAACTCGCTGTTCCTCATACCGGTACCGGCTCCGGCTCGGCCGGCACCTCGACCGGCCTCTCCGTGGGCAGGGGTTCGTGCTCGATCCCGCGCTGGTCTTCGCCGATGTCACCGGCGATGATTCGTGTGGGCATGGGGACTTTTCCTTTCCGGGATGGATGAGCTTGGTGCCGGCACTCACGCCGCAACCTCCCGCTGCTGCAGGAACAGCGGCGGACTGGTGAACCGGTACCGCCCCTGGTAGGTGGCCTCCTCCACTCGCGACGGTGGGGCGAGGACGTAGCCGCCGCGGCCTCGGTAGTCCACGTGCGTCAGCATGTTCGCCCGGTTCCCGCGACCGGAGACCGGAACCCACAGGTGCCAGCCGCCGGGCCGCGGCGTCTTCACCACCGCCAGCACAGGCGGTGCGTCGACGAGCTGTCCCCAGGCGTGGATGGCCTCGGGGCCGTCGAGGTCGACGACATCCATGCGGTGACCGGTGGCCAGGGCCACGTTGGCCTGGGGGCATCGGGTCCACCAGTCACGGATCTGGTCCGCACTGGTGGTGGCCTGCTTGAATCCGGACCGGGTCATGGGCTGCTTGTCGCGGGGTTTCCCTGTGTGGTCCCGGGTTCCGCCGGGCCAGCAGGGAAACACGGGGATCTGGTGTTGGGCGTACCAGAGGGCGGTGTTGGCTGGTTGAGGTGCCGGCTGGACCGGCTGCAGGGTGTGCAGCCGGTCCAGCTCGGCGGCGAGCGCGTCGACCGTGGCCCAGTCGTCGGCGCGCATGGCGTCAACGATCCGGGTCTCGGTGGACGCGATGATGGTCATGGCTCAGTTCCTTGCGGCTCAGAACGGGGGTTCGGCGGACTGGCCTCCGCTCCAGGGGTTCTGCTGCTGCGGAACCTGCTGCTGGAACTGCTGGGCGGGGGCCTGCGGAGCCTGCTGCTGGAAGGTCTGCTGAGGCTGCTGCTGGAAGGTCTGCTGCGACTGCTGGGCCGGGACAGCCTGTGCGCGTCCCTTCGCCGCACCCCGCGCGACCTTCAGGTCGAACAGCTTCACCGTGCCCTTTTCGACCTTCTCGAAGCCCGACAAGGTGATCTTCACCATGTCACCGGCGTCCAGATTGGCGAACTTCACGGCCCGCTTCAGATTTGCGAGACCGCAGTTGAGGACCACGAGCTCACCGGCCTGGTAGTCGCTGCGGTTGCCGCCCTTGTCGAACGACGCGGCTGGCGCGGTGAGCTCGACGGTGAGCTGGGGGCAGACCTCGTTGTTGAAGTCGGTTCCGCCGGCCGGGCTGTAGTCGATGACTGCACCGGTGACGTGCTGGCCCTGCTGGTCGCCCCAGCCGATGAACGATCCGCGGGGAACCTCGATGGTCTCCCAAGTGGGTTCTGACATGGTTCTTCCTCTTTCTGGGTAGGGTTTTTTCAGGAAGCTCTGATGTGCGCGATCTGCGCCTGATCGCCGGCAATGTCCTTGAGTCGGACCTTCGCCTCAGCGGTGTGCTGCTCCGTCCAGCCACCTGCAGCCGCGGCGGACTCCCACAGCCCGATCAGGGCTTCGCGGGTACGGCAGTGGCGGATGCCCTGGCTGATCGCCTCCGGATCTGCGGACGGCATCAGCAACTGCTGCTGGGAGGGTGGGGTGAACTCGGCGTCGATGTTCTTCTGCTTCCGCCATCCCTTCACCCACGCCGCGACCTGGCACGCCTTCCAGCCAGCGTCCAGGTCAACCTGTCGCAGCGTGATGTCGTAGGTGACCGGGTTGAGCGCGATCACGACGCCGATGTCGGTCCGCAGGTCCGGGACGGCCATCCGAAGGTTCGTCTCGTGGTTGTAGAGGACGGAGCGGGAGTAGCCGGCCAGCTGCATCGCGACCTCACGCATCCCGAACCGCAGCGTCGACGCCCCAGTCTTCAGGTCCACGATCACCAACCCGTCCACACCAGGAATCCGCGCGATTCGGTCCGGGGTACCTGCCACCTGGTAGTCGTCGAGGACCATCAGCTGCTCGATGTGCACCCACTCCCAACCCCGAGTCACCGCGACGTACCGCTGGATCGCCTTCTCGAGGTGGTCCGGCATCGCGCCGAGGTCCTTGCCCTCATCGCAGCGCTGGGTGAGGGAGTGCCAGGTGGTGCCGATGGTCGCCTTCGCCGACGACGACGCCGCGTCCATCGCCGCCTGCACCAACTCATCCGCCGCCCCCTTGGACCGCTTCTCCTCCTCGCAGTCGCCGTACCGGTTCAGCGGCGACCCACACACGCAGGTCACCGCGCCGGCAGCGTTGGGCTGGCCGGGTCCGTGGATGCTGGTGAGGACGGGGATGTGGGGTGTGAGACCGAACAGGAGGTCGGCCTGTCGGGCGGCGAGGCCGACGCCGACCATCCGCTTGCCCCACTTCTCCAGCTGGTTGCGGTCCTCCAGCACCTTGATGAACGACGTCATCCGCTGATACGACGTCCGCTTCCCCCCATCCGGCGGGGTGATGTACGGACGCGACCATCGATCACGAGGCACCTCCGACACCGGCGGCACCCACACCTGCTCCACAGGGACTGTGGCAGTCATGGAGGATCAGCCCTCCCCGTACAGCACCGGCACCGGCACACCGCCCGCGACCGCCTCGACGATGCCGCCGAACGCGTCCTCGACCGCCTTCTCCGGTTCGGCGAGACGGACACCCAGGCGGAGGGCGCCGTCGTCGAGGCGGTACCGGAAACGGGCGGTGACCGCGACCGGCTCAGACCCCTGGAACGGGCGCAAAACGAGGGTCAGTTCGCCCGGAATCTTCAGCGACCCCTTCTGGCCGGCCTTCGCCTCCACCGTCTCCTCGTAGACGAACTGGCGCTGCCCGTTCGTGAGGATCTGCTGGGACTTGTAGTCGACCTTGGTGTTGGCCTGCAGCGTCTGGCACACGTCGAGGAGTTCGGCGCCATCGGGGGAGCCGATCGACGACAGGTGGTCCTCGATGAACTGCGCGAAGTGGACCTGCGGCAGCAGCTGCCCGTCGATGCCGGTCCATTCCTGCCACTCGCGGGAGTGCTGCAACCGCAGGGTGGCGGTGTGCTTGCGCCAGCCGTGCCCACCGTCGAGGTGGGCCGTGATGGTGCGGTGATCGAGGTTGGCCCACACCTCGAGCAGTCCTTGGCCGAAGGCGTAGTCCTCGGCGACCTTGCCGAGGTCGTCGAGGGTGTTACGTGCCAGGTAGTTCAGCAGCGACGCGGCATCGGTGACCGTGACCCGGCGGTGCACCAACCGCGGCGATTCGGCCCGCTCGTCATCATGCCGGTCGACGTAACCGGGGGTGGGGAGGAGCTCGATGCGGTCGCCGCGGAGTACGGCGTACAGTTCGCCGTCGTCGAGGCGGCGGGGGAGCACGGCCTGTTGCGCGGTCTGGGCGAGGACGAGTGCGTCGGTGACATCCTCGACGTGGTCGGGTAGGCGATTGATGATTTCGCGGGTGTTCTCGCTCATGGGTCAGTTCGCTTCCTGGGTGGGGAGGTGGCGTACGCCGGGGATCTCGGGCTGGTTGGGGTCGCGGCGGGTGGCGTTGCCGGACTTGTCGATGAAGAACGCAGTGGTCTGCCGGTTGTGCTCGGGGATCTTCGTCTTGATCTCGTCCTTGATCTCAATCCGCCCCACACCGTCGAAACCGACCGACAGGGTGAGGGTGAGCGACCCGGCCTTCGCGGTCTCCTGCACGGCCTGCAGCAGGTCCCAGAACCGGTCCGACAGCTCACTGTTCGTGGCGCCTTCGGATAGGTCGCGGAGGACCTGGTCGAACGGGCGGATGGTGGGGTCGTCATTGACTTCACCGGTACGCGGGTTGATGTAGCGACGATCAGCCACGATCGGATTCCCTTCTCGGGTTGGCGAACTGGTTACGGCGGGCAATGAGCCCGAGAGCGAAGTCGCACAGCTTGGCGACCTCCTGGCGCCCGACTGGGCCGTTGAACATGGCGCGGTGCCGGAGGCGCTGGATCTCTTCGACGGTCATCGCGTACGCCTCCAATCGGCGATGGCGAGGGCGGCGGCGTACGCGGTCACGGGTAGGACGATGAGGGCGAGGATGAAGCCGTTGATCCACGACAGGTCAGGCATCACGACAGCACCTCGCAGCGGGTGTCGAGGGCCACGGTTCGGAGGCGGCCGCAAGTGATGGCGATGCCCCCGTTCAGTCCGTCGATCCGGATGCTGGTGAGGCGGCCTGCGTACGGCTCCTTGCCGGTGGGGCGGACGAGGATGTCGGTGCCGAGGTGGCGGATGGTGAGGTCGCCGATGCAGCGGACGATGCTGTCGGGATCGGCCTGCTCGTCCCACGGGGTGTCGCTGGCGGGCCATGCCTCGGCGCGGTCGGTGTCCTGGGGGTCGGGTGGGGTGGTGATGTCGTAGTCGGGATCGAATGGTGGTTCGTCGACTCTGCGGGTGTCGGTGCTGGTAGTGGTCACTTGAAATGGCCCTTTCCGGGATGCGGTTTGCTGGATGTTTGGTGGGCGGTTCCCGCGGGGCCTTCCCCTGCACTCGCGGGAACCGCCGGCTCAGAACGGACGTCCGGGATCGGCCAGTCGACCTTCGCCAGACCCAGAAGATGGGTGGCCGGTAGGCGTACGGCGTCGGGATGGTCGAGGTGGTGGAGGCCGATCTGTCGCAGCCAGAACGCGTCGACCTGGTTGTCGTCGCGACAGTCGATGCCGGCGCGCTGGTAGAGCGCCATCCGCATGTCCGGCTTCGTCGCATTCCCCCGACCCGTCGCAAACTTTTTCAACGCCGCAGGGGAAACGCGGACCACGGTCACGTCGTTGTGGGTGAGGGCGGCGACGATCATCCACCACAACCCGGCACGGATGTGCTCGCCGCCCTGGCGGGACTGGCCGAACGATGGCGCCTCGATCACAGCGAACTCGGCGTTGTCAGCGTGGTCGAGGACGCGGCCGGCGATGGCCTCGATGCGCGCGAGTTCGTCTGGGAGTCCGTTGGTGGTGGGGGTGGAGCGGAGGGTGGCGAGGTCGCCGGTGGTGGTGCAGATGCCGGTGGCGGTGAGGCTGGGGTCGATCCCGATCACGCCATGTCGGGTCGGACCGGCGGTCAGATAGTCGTAGCCGCACTCGGAGTTGGTGCACAGCCCGCCCAGCTGGCCATGAGGCGGCGGCCCCGGCTCGGTCGTCGGAGCGCCACATTTCGCACACACACGGGGAATCTCGGTTGTCGCTGCACTCATGAGGCTCTCCATCCCTTGTCGTCACCGTTCCCGGTGATCGCGATGAGGACGACGAGGGCCAGCACGCCGACGGCGATGGTGTAGGCGATCTCGAAGCCGGTCATGCTGCAGCCCCCTTGCTGTTGGTGCGGCGTCCGGAGCGGAAGGCCGCGCGGATGACGCGGAGCTGGTATTCGTTCGGCAGTGGGGCGTCCCTCAGGACCTGCTCGCGGATCTCGGCACGCTGCTCATCGGTGAGAGGGTCGGATGCGTCCTCGGCGCTGCGGGCGGTCATTTCGCACCCGCCTCGCGGGCCGCGCCCCTCGGAAGACCAGGGCGCGGCCCGGCGGCCGCCTCTCCTACGCTGAGGTCGCGGGGCGTGGCAGCGCCCTCACTCAACGGAGAGGAAGACACATGTCCATTGAGGTCCCCGGAGGCTTCACGCCGATCACGCAGGCGTTGAAGGACCGTTGGAACACTCGCCACATGCTCAGCAACGGCACGGTCTCCGTTCCTGAGGCTGTGCACGATCTGCAAAGCCGCCTTCGTGAAGCTGCGGAGGCGTTGGGAGAGATCATGTCCAAGCCGCGCGCCGCCACCAGTGATGCGATCTTGGATGAGGTGATCGGTGCGGTTGGAGCAGTGGGGAATGCGCTTGCGGTCTGCGAGCTCCAGGCGCGTGTGCGCAGCGGCGAACTCGCTGTCCGCGAGGAGCTTGGGCACCATGTCGTCGTGGATCCGGCCCACCCCGACGTGCAGCCGCTTCGGCTCAATTGATCCTCGCTTGGAAATCATCGGATGCTCCCGGTGATGGTCAGGTCACCGGCCGTGATGGCAGTTGCCAGGACGCGATAGGGGTTCGCTCGCGCAGGTGACTGCTGCTCAGCGCGGGCCTGCAGTGCGGTGATGATCAGCTTGGTCACGTTCTCGTGGACGTGGAGGTTCTCGGGAGTGGTGTCCGGTTTGGTATCATTGGTCATGGATCGGTGTCCTTTCGATCTGTCTGGGCCCTCGCTGCGTCACCAGCGGGGGCCTCCTCTTTGGCTGCGTGGGGTCAGGCAACACGCTGCGCGTGCATCGTGCTGTTGTCGAGCACGAACAATCCATCCACGTCACGGCCGAGGACCTCCCGGAACGCTCGGACAGTCTGGGGCGAAGCTGTGGATCGACGCCCGAAGACCAGGTGATTGACGGTGGCTGGACTGATGCCCGCGGCGCGAGCCAGCTGGTACCCGGAGGTGAACCCTCTGGCGACCATGGCGGCGCGTAGATCATCGAGAGACGCCAGTCGGTAGCTGGTGCGGTTGATCGCCACCGAGGTAGGTCGCTCCCAGGTCGGCCGTTTGCTCATGAAGTACACGCTACACGTGCAGCGTGCAGTGCGCAATAGTGCAAGGGCATTGCACATGCGGAACCACGGATTTACCCCGGCACGGCTGGCTTGGAAGAGGTCGCACCACTGTAGTTTGTGCATATGTTCTGCACCTGTTCGATTGCCGATGCCCCCCATTCGGTGCACGGTGATATCTCGTGAGCGAGTTGAGCAACCTGCTTCGCAAGGCCAAGGGGGACGCCTCGTACGAGGCGATCGCCACCAAGGCCACGCGGCGTGGTCATCAACTCAGCCCGAGTGCGGTCGCGAAGTACATGCGCGACGAGCAACGAGGGCGTACGCCGGACTCAACGCTGCAGGCGCTTGCCGCTGGCCTAGATCTGGACGTGCGACTACTGCGCGAGGCCGCAGGACGTCCCGGCGGCGAACTAGGGCCGTACGTTCCGGACGCGCGCGCCAACTCGCTCACGAAAGCTCAGCGGGAAGCGCTGGACAGGCTGATCGTTTCGATCGTGGACCAAGGAGGGCAGACAGATGCAGGCACAGCTGAGGCTCAGAAGACCACCCAGGCGATCCGGGCCCGTCGCGACCGCTTCCTGCGACACAACGCGGACCACCCGCTGATCCAGCAGATCGAGAACGATCTCGCCGCCGCCGAGGAGCGCGACCACACCGATGAGCTGGCGCGCATCCTCGACCGGCTCGACGCGCTGATCCTGGCCGCGGACCACGGCGAACTCATCGACCAGTTCCGGCAGGGCGCGAATCGTCCGGGGCTGCACGCGGTGCCGGACCAAGTCGACGCCGCGGCGTACGGCACCGGGCAGGGCTCGCAGTCGGTGGACCGCCCAGACCTCCAGGCGCAACAGCAGGCTGGCGAGGAGAACCAGGACGAGGAGGATTAGATGAGACACGGGATGCGGGTCTTCACGGTTTCGTTGCGACACGGCCGTGAACGCGGCAATCAGCCCTGGGTGAACGAGTCGGGCAGCGAGCTAGTTCACTTGGGTCATTGCGCCCAGCTACTCAAAGGGCGTCTGCTCGGAGTTCCGATCAAGATGCAGGAAGCTGAAGCGTTCACTAACTTGCCCGAGGTCAAGAAGATTGAGGCCAGGAAGCGCTATCTCAGGGTCCAGGACTTCCAGCGTCACGATCGCCGACTGTCTCTTGTGGTGAAGTACGGGATGGGTTCGGACTACAGCTACAACATGGGCCCGGGTGGCGACGTTGCCATAGATCAGCAGGCGCCAGCTCGTGAGTACCGAATCGAGCTCCTCACCCCGAAGAAGGACGGGGTGGCACTCATGGCTGTGGAGACTATCGCACGCGTGTGTCCGGAAGCGGCCATCAGCGCGTGGCTTGGAGCTGCGTCCAAGCTGATCAAGCCTCAGGGCAGCCCGTGGAAGCGTCTGATCACTGCACAGGCTGTCGATCCTGACTATCTCGCAGACCTGGTCAAGAACGCGAAGGAGGTCGAGGTTCGCCTCAAGCACGTCGGACCCGACGAGGTGGGCAACCGCTCCCGCACGCTCTACAGACTGCAAGGTGCGATCCACCACAACCGTCGCGGCAAGGCCATCAACTGGGCGCGGCAACAGCGTCGAGGGCTCGATGGCATGCTGGAGGTCTTGGGCGTCGCGGACGATGGTGACTTCGACTTCAACGACGGATATATGTCCATCGATGATGGAGACGCCAAGACAAGGGTCGGTCTTACTGGCGCCAAGGAGGCATTCACCTACCCTTTGGCGGACGATGCACCGGAGGATGATGAGTGGATCAATTTCGTTCAGCGAAGGTTCAAACAGCTCCATTCAGGGCTAGAGTGGGTGTGAACAGCGTCTCTTGGAGGCACCCGTGGAGCGACTGAATGTGCGCCCTCTTTTCCGCGGTCACTGGAAGTCTTTGACCAATCGAGCGATGGTTCCTGACGGCGAGTTGCACGCCACCGCCGATATTCCTGCGCGCTCCATGACCATCGCCGTTCCGCTAGCCGCGGGATCCGGCATAGCCGCTGTCACCACCTTGCGTCCTTGGGTGTTCGACATCACGGCTGCGGGGCTCGTCATCGGGATTGCAGCGCTGGTGATCGGCGGCGTTCTGGCCGCCTTCGGTCAGTTGGCCGCCTGGCGAACCCAGATTGCTGCACGAGATCGGGACACTGAGGCACCGCTCAGAGCCATGGTCGACGAGGCCGCCACCCACCTCCTGCTCGCAGTGTTTGAGGCGGTTCTGTTGGTGCCAACGTCGATGCTGGCTCTCGTATTGCCTGCGGGTCCGCCATCCCTTATCGCAACAGTCCCTCTTACGATGTTGTGCGCGCACCTCGTCTGGCTGTTCATCTTGGTGACGCCTCGCCTGTACTCGGCCTACGGTCAAGTCAACGAAGTTGCCGAGAGTATCGACGGGTACTCCCACACCAAAGGCTGACTGTCAGTCGCCATGTCTACTCTCCCGAGACATGGAGTACGTCACCCCGATCCCGCACCCCTGGGCTGAACTCCGCAGCCGACCCCACCTGACCCTCCACTGGGCCGACCTCCCCCACGGCATCTGGGGCCTCACCGACGGCACCAACCGCATCTGGATGCAGCGCCGACTGCTGCAGCGGGAACGCCGGGCCACCCTCGCCCACGAGCTCGAGCACATCCGCCGCGGACACACCTGCTGCCAGCCGCCCACGGTGGAGCGCCGGGTGCGCCATCACGCGGCCCGCTGGCTGCTTCCCGACCTCGGCCAAGTGCTCGACGAGCTGATCTTTCACCGCGGCGATTTCGAGCACGCGGCCGAGGCGCTGTGGGTGGACCGGCTCACGGTGCAGGCCCGGCTCGACCCACTCCACACCCATCCGGCCGAGAAGGCCCTGATTCGACGACGCCTCGAGGAGGACCCCTGCCATGACTGACACCACCACCATCACGCCCGTGGACACACTGACCGCCGAGGAGAAGGCGATCATCCACGCCGCCTTCCTGTCCTGGCGCCGTCGGCGCGCGGCTGCGATGGAGCTTGGCTTGACGCCGACGCGGATGGCTCAGCGCACCCTGCAGCTGATCGACGACCCACGCTCCCAGCGGGAACTGCCGACCCTGGTGCGGATGCTGCGGCAACTGCGCGCGAAGAAGGCCGCGGCCCGTACGCTCAGGTGAGCCATTCGACACGGACGCCGACCTCGCGGCGCCTGCCCTTGCCGATCGGGTCGATCCACACGGTGGCCAGTGCGGCGATGACGTCCTTGCGGGCCTGCAGGGCCAGCTCCGCCCAGGCCTCGCGCGGGTCGGGGGCGTGCACGATGGACAGGCCGCGCTGCAGGGTGGGGGCAGCGGCCGCCAGCTGCTGGTCGAGTTCGGCCAGGCGGGCGGCGATGCGGGTGTTGGCGCGGGTGAGTTGCTGAAGGTCCACGGTCCCGTCGGCGTAGGCATCGGCGAGCCGATCCGATCGCTGGCGCAGGGTGTCGATCTCGTCGGTGATGCCGGACAGGTCGGGACTGTCGGCGGGGAGCAGGGAGACGATGTCGGGGCGGGACAGGTAGGTGATGACGGCTTCTTCGACGACTGCGTCGACTCGGCCACGGTGGCGGTTGAGGTGGGCGGCTGCGGAGCAGCGGTAGGTGGGGTACACCTCCTTCTTCCCGCCGATCCGGGTACCGCTCGAGGTGCCGGCCTGCATGGGCGCCCCGCACCGGCCGCACAGTGCGATGCCGCCGGTGAGGAGCCAGGCGTCGTGGCGGCGATGGCGGCGTCCGGGGTCGTTGAGGACGGCGAGGACGGCGTGCCAGGTGTCGGGGTCGATGATCTCTGGCCACTCGGCTGGGCCGATCGGGTTGCCCTGGTGGCGGCGTAGGCCGGCGTTTCGGGCTCGGCGCATCACCTGGGCGACCGATTTGCCTTCCCAGTCGTGACCGCTGGTGGTGGGGGTGCCGTTGTCGTTCCATCGGCGGGCGATGTCGGCGAGGGGTACGCCATCGAGGATCCACTGCGCGCCAGCCGCGAGCGCCCCGGCCTCGCGGGGGCGGATGGTGACGCCGTCGGGTTCGTAGCCGAAGGGGCGTACGCCTCCGTGCCAGCGGCCGGCTTCGGCGGCCTGTCGGGCTGCGCGTTGGTGGCGGTCGGCCTTGGTTTCGATCTCGGAGCGGGCTACCGCGGCGAGGAGGTCGGCGGTGAGGCGGCCGGCGGGGGAGGACATGTCGAGGTCGGAGCCGCGGACGAGGGCGATGGTGGCGCGGGCATGTTGGGCGGCTTCGATGAGGCGGACGGTGTCGCGGCGGTTGCGGGTGAGTCGGTCGAGGGTCCAGGCCACGACGACGGTGGTGTGGCCTTCGGTGAGGAGCTCGAGGAGGCGTTCGAAGCCGGGGCGTTGGTGCCGGCCGGCGGCGGAGATGTCGTTGTCGGTGAGGGTTTCTGTGATGGTCCATCCGCGGGCGAGTGCGAGGCTGGTGGCGTCGTCGCGCTGGCGGGTGACGCCGAGGCCTTGGCCGGCGGTGTCGCGGGAGATGCGGCAGTAGATCACAGCCCTCGTCATGAAACGCGAGTATAGGACTATGGCCGGAGCGGTGACCAT